ATGAAGAATGGCAATATGTTGAAACTCCAATTTGGGATGCAACTCATTGGGAATACCGCATTAAACCACAACCTAAAGAAATGAACCCAGAACCAAATGAAGAGTTTACATGGTGGTATGAAAGAGTGTTTTTACAAAGCCCTAGTATGTGTGAACTTAAATATGATGATGAAAAGATGTGGCAAGCATGGATAGCGGGATATAAATTAGGTCGTGACAATGCCTACAAAAGAAAAGATATTCCTATTGAAACCTTTACCATACCAAAAGAAAAACATATACATACCATGAATGAAGAGGTGAATGATGAATGATCAAGAACAATTAGAAGCTGTTTATGCTGGCATGGCTATGTTAGGATTTATTATTAACGGTGATAAAGAGCTAGAAGATATTCCAGAGCTATCTAAAAAGATGGCTCGTAAAATGATGGAAGAACCTATTAAAGTAGGACTTCCCGCTATCAAAAGGAAAAGAAATGCTAGATGAACTTATTAGATTTGCTGAAGAGCTTTATAAAAAGGATAAAGTAGCTGGAACAGAACTTGGTAAAATCATTCAGGATATTGGTAAACAAGTTCTCTTGCATAATGCTCTTGTAAAAGAAATGAAGGCTACCATTAAAAAACTAGAATCAGAAAAGAAAAGGAGAATGCATTGATACCTAATTACCCAGATATTAGTTTTATAGATTTGATTGAAGGCAAACAATGGCACTATATGCCAACAGAAGATATTACAGCCTATGAAATTGCACAATTATTAGAATTATTTACTTATACTGCCATTTACCACAAAGAAAGACCTATTGAATGGAAGTTATATTTAACAAGTAAGAACCTGTTTAAACACTTTAAAGAAACGGAGATTGGACAATGAATGCACAAGAACTAGCAGCTAAAGCTAAAGAATATAAAGAAGCTTATATTACAGGTAAGCTATCGCTGGTTGAGTTCAAAGAACTTGTGTCTGATTTAAATCTTGCTAAAGAAATAGATCAGAATGCATCGCAGTTTGAAGATGATCAACAAGCTAGAACAATCATACTAGATGTGATTCAGATAGTGAGTGCACTATGAGATTTCTTCCTTTTGCAGCAATTGCTTTAACAGGATGTTCTATTCTTAATATGGCATCTTATGATCCTAATGAATATCAATTAGTCAATATTATTAGAACTGATGCACAAACTATGAAATGCACACCTGATAATTTAGCTAAACTTAATTATGATATTAAAGCGTTAAAGAACTATTCACAATATCAACCAAACAATGAAGCAACGGTCAAACTTGTAAACAATCTTTATACTATTGTAGATGAGCTTAGCCAAAAAGATAAGCCTAGTGAAGTTTATTGTTCTGCTAAATTATCTATGATTGAAATGTCAGCAGAACGTATTGAGCGAGCTGTAGGTGGTAAACCAAGATGAGCCATAAAGATATTAAAGATGATGTATGGGATGCTTTGAAAAAAGTATATGGATCAACGCTTTACAGTGCTAAAGTTTCTGTTATACTAAAGGAACCTAATGGTATTCAGGTTAATATGATCATTAACTTCCCACCTAAAGAGGAGTTTTTTGAGTAATGTCGCCTTTATTTATATATATGCTACTAGCTTCACTGCTATGTGGCATAGCAATCGGATTTATTATCTATGACGAATTCTTTAAATAGTCCCTGTGTTGGCGTATGTCAAATATGGGACAACAAATGCAAGGGTTGCCATCGCACTATGTACGAAATAGTAAGCTGGTATGACTTTAGCGATGATCAAAAACGTGAAGTGTTAGAAAGGTTGGAAAATGTACCGAAACAAGAAGCTTCTGGAATTAGTTCGTCAATCTCCCTGTCAAAATTGTGGGATTGAAAACGGCACTATATGTGCTGCACACTCCAATCAAATGCGAGATGGAAAAGGAAAGGGAATTAAAGCCCATGATTTCCGTATTGCTGCTCTTTGCCATGAATGCCATGTCAATATAGACTCTGGAAAAGATTTAACTCGTGAAGAAAGATTTGATGTATGGGAACGTGCCCACAGAGAAACGATAGGATGGTTATTTTTAAACGATCATTTGGAGATTAAATAATGAATCGCTTTGACTTAGAAGAACAGATTATAACGTGTTGGAATATATTAGATGACTTAAAAATGATTGTTGAACCCATGGAAGATAATCATATTGACCGAAAAAGAATTGAAGCAGTCATTGAACTTTATGATATGAAGTTTCAACATCTATGGGACATATATAGCGAATTAGTAGAGTCATATCAATTTAGGAGTGTTTTTGATGAATAAGCCAGAAGCATGGTTGTATGAAGAGTACGATACTAACGGTAAATTAAGAGCAAGACATGTATGGAATCTATTGCCTAATGATTTATCTTACATATCTAAGCTAAAAGATATTGGACATGTTGAAATATCAGCACTTGATAAGGTTGGTGACTCTATTGTGTTTGATAAAGAAAACAAATACAACTCTAAAAAACTAACTGAAGCATTTGGAGGGCTATGAAAACTATTATCAATGATGATGCATTACGTGCATGCTATGTTTTTCTTAGGTCTGTCTATCCTTTCAACACATGGAAGTTACCACCACCATCTAAAGTAAATTTTGAAGTTACTACAGCCACAGAAGTTATGGGAGAATTTGATTGCGACCCGTTAGTGATTCGTCTTTCATCGGCTAGGCAATCGACAGTAGAAAATCTATTAAGAACGACTGCACATGAACTTGTGCACATGAAGTTTTATTTAGAAGGTAAAGCAAATTATCATCATCACGACCAATCATTTAGAAACCATATGAGACAAATTAACACACTCATGGGTTGGGATAAACTTGAACTTTAAGAGAGGAAAATATGAAATATAAATCAGTACTTGTTATATCAGACTTACACATTCCATACCATCATCCAGATGCGTTTAAATTTTTAACGGCTTTAAAGAAGAAGTACAAACCAGACCATGTAGTCAATATTGGTGACGAATTAGATATGCATGCGATGTCTATGCATGATTCAGATCCAGACTTATTTTCGGCAGGTCATGAACTTGCTGCATCAATCTCATATATTCAACAACTTGAAAAGATCTTTCCAAAGATGACGATTGTTCATTCCAATCACTCATCGATGTTATTTAGACGTGCTTTGAAGCATGGCGTTCCAAAAGGCTACTTAAGGGACTATAATGAGTATCTCGGTGTAAGTAACAATTGGAAATGGGTGGATGATCATACCATTGATTTATCTGACGGCACTCGTTGCTTTTTTACTCATGGCTTATCTGCTGACGTTCTTAAAGTAGCTATGCAATATGGCATGCATACTGTTCAAGGACATTATCATACTAAGTTTAGTATTGGTTATTACTCTAATCCTGATGCGTTAGTCTGGGGCATGCAAGTCGGATGTCTTATCAATCAAAAGTCTATGGCATTCCAATACGCTAAGAACTTTAAAACAAGGTTCATTGTTGGATGTGGTATGATACTCGATGGACAACCAAAGCTTATGCCTATGGTGCTTAATTCAAACGGTAAATGGATAGGAAAGTTAGTATAATGGCAACAGAAAAAGTACATCCAAGTAAAAAACATCGAGATCCGTTCAAAACAAAGACGGGTAAAGATAATTTAAAAGCTCTTTCTATAAAGCAACTCTACCTATTGTTAGAGAAGGCTGAAGGAAAGAAAAAACATAAGATAGCTAAAGAAATAGCAAGGAGAACTCCGATTGAGTAAACATCATGAAGCAGGAAAGGGTGATTCACCAAGACCTACCAATCAAAAGGCCTTTGATGAGGGCTTTGATCGTATATTTGGTAGACGCATCTTAAATCAAAAAATGTCTAATGATGATCTAGCAGAATATGAGCTCGATAAATCAACAGGCGAGGTAACTAAAGTTGCAAAATAATACTGATGTTTTTGTTGCGTTTGTAACTGTTATGTGCTTGATATACATACTAGCTGGATTTCTTAAGGGAATTCTAGCTATCTACGAATACGCACTGTGTTATCTATAAAATACAAAGCTGACTATGATCGTGGATTTAATGCAGAAGAACGCTTCGCTGAAGCTTACTTAAATCAAATAATTTGGGCAACCAAAGAACAGGATATGTTCGAGCATTGGGATGTTCAAGGTCTATTTATTGATAACTACTATAAGTTTGATGTAAAGGCTTTAAAGAAAATTAATCGCTATGATGATTCATTCCAAGATGATATGGCTTGGGTAGAAGGTGTTAACGTCAATGGTGAAAAAGGATGGTTGCAAGGAAAAGCTGATTATATTGTCTTTGAACGTAACCACGAATGGCTTGTAGTTGAACGTCAGGGACTATTCGACTGGACAACGCACAAGCTTATTAAAAACGGATATAAACAAGGTAAAGAGCTTTATAGTGTCTATCAAAGAAAAGGTCGTCAAGACAAACTTACCTTAATTAAATACTCAGATATACCTCAAGAGCATATTATTCGTTTAAATAAAAAAAGGGAGACATTTTAAGCCTCCCTTTCGGTACCATAACCCCATGCATAAACTAGTTTATCGGGACGAGTATTATACCATTATTTATTCATTACGTACATAGTTACTTCAAAGCCAAAACGCATTTCTGTTGCAGTAGGTTTATTCCACATAGTAGTTCTCCTTTCAAGTACAAATGTATCCTAAAATAGAACAATTTAAATCAAGAAAACCATGAAAATAGAGTACGACTTTCCTTATCCACCAAGCGTAAATCATTACTGGGGAATACACGGTAAAATACGCTTTGTAGGTAAGGCTGGATTAGCCTTTAGGAAAGAGGTCTCTATAATAGCTCTAAAACGCACAGAATCGCTCTATAACGCACGATTAAAGGTCAAGGTATACCTATACCCTCCCGACAGGAGAAAGCGTGATATAGACAACAATATGAAGAGTCTTTTAGATGCTATGGAACATGCAGGCGTATATGAGAATGATTCTCAAATAGACGACCTGCATATTATAAGGGGTGAAGTGGTTAAAGGCGGAGCCTGTAAGGTAATCTTAGAAGCTATTTTTTTTTAAACTTATCTAGTAAGCCACCTTTGGCATAGTTATTAGATGCTGCACCGCTAGTAATTGCAGCTAAATCTTGAGCTGTAGGACCAAAATTTTTCATCCATTTTGGTCTTTCGGTAGCAAGCTTAGTTAGTCCTCTCATGCCTAATTTGCTGTAAGCTCCTAATGCACCTAAAACAGGAGTAACTGGAAGACCAGCCAATAAAGGTGTTCCTGTTAAAGCAGCTGACATCATAAGTCTATCTGCAGTTCCGCTATTAGGAACTTTAGCACCCAATACGTCTAAACCTGCATTTGCCTGATCTTGCATCATAGCAATACCTTTTCCAGCACCTTTTCTATCCAAAGCTTTAACTGCTGTTAATAATTGATTGGGAGAATAAATGCCTTTTGTATCTACAGCACTTTGAGCAGCTCTTTCTAATCTTAAATAACGTTTAAACGCTTCATGAATACCATTTAATTTTTCTGCGTGTGTTGGATTTGCATCTGCCATAACTCCACGAAGAGCAGATTGTAAATCTCTATAAGCGTTAGCAATTAATTTATCACCATTACTTTTATAGGCATTCCATGCCAAATTACCAAAGTTACTTTCAGCATCTCTAAATTGCTGACCAGTCAGTTTATTGCCACCTGATTGCATTGCTTTTTGGTATTCCTCTTCTGTAATAAGACCGTCTTGAAAGCTTCTATTTAAACTATCTTTAAATGAAGCTTCATTTTGACTTGCTCTGTCTACGATAAACTTATTGAATGTATCAGTTACTTTTTTAGTTTGATCAGCATCTAATCCTTTAGTGGCTTTTTCTAACTCATCATTTAATACACCTAGAGATGATTTATTTGATCCTTCTAAAATATATTTACTATCACCCTCATCAAACAAATGAGGATATTCGTTCATTGCTTGTTCTTTTAATTCTGTTTTAAATGAACCATCTTCATTAAAATAATGTGGCATATTTTCTTTGTTAAGAAGAGTCTTATCAAGATCAAGTTCTAGTTTTGGAGATATATCTTTATAGGCGTTGGTCACTTTATTATAGACATCATCTACAAGTTCATGTCCTGCTTCTGCTCTAGGATTAACTTTAATAAGTTGTTCTTCTAATGCTTTTGCTGCTTTTTTATCGCCTCTAGCCAATGCTTCTGCTATTTTTTCCCTAACTTCATTATTCATTGGTTCTATAACATGGTTAGCAATAGCTTTATTAAAATCTGCAATAGATGTTTTTCTACCTTCTGCCATAATTGAACCTAAGATAGGACGGCTTGATAAAGATTGTTCTGCACTTAAAAGTCCAGGACCTAAGTCAATACCAAATAAAGAGACATCTGATAGCAATTGAGCTGGAGTAAAATGCTTTACGCCCATATCTTTAAGTTGTTGTAATCTTGCTCCTACAATAGGAGAGAATAGCATTTGTGATCCTTTACCAAATACGCCACCCAATGCAGCACCTTCAGCAATGTCTTTAGCTTTATTCTCTAAAAATGTTTCATAATCATTGCTACCTTTTGTATCGGTAGGCATTAATGCAGATATACCAGCACCTGCTACAGCACTTCTTGTTAATGGACTCATTTTATTAAAAGCATTTATTTCTGGTGTTAATACTCCTCCACCAATTAAACCTGCTAATTCTCCACCAAATTCTGCAACCCCAACTCCTCTGCGACCAGTTTTTCTAGCATCACTTTCAACGGTAGCTAAGTAGTCAGCTGGTTCATTTATACCAGCCCATTGTGCTACACCTGCAACAGGTTTTACAAAACCACTAAGATATGCTGCAGTTAATGGATATTTGGCACCAATAGAATTATGACTTCTCATCATTTCATCTATATCAGAAGATGCCATAGTAGATTGTAAGGATGGTTTACTTCCTATACCGCTTACTATATTTGAAATATCTACCATCTCATCACTTGACAATGGCTTAGATGGTCCAGATGGAATACCTAAATGATTATGAACAGCATTTTGAATAACGCTGCTACTAGTTCCAGCAGGGAAATGCAGCTCAGTGCCGTCATGCATTTGGGCTATAACATCATCACTCATCTTGGGTTTCCATATTGATCAAATTTAATTACATTTTTAGGACTAGATGTTCCATATAATGATTCATTTACTTTTCCAGTGTTAACAAATTCATCATTAATAGATTTTGCTTTATCTATAAGACCTTGTAAATGCTGTCTAGCAGTTTGAATTCTTTGCATTCTTACTTGATTTGTTAAGTCTGAATTAGAAATATCACCAATAGCTTCTTGTAATGCATTAAATTCACTTTGATTTAAACGACCTTGCAATTTAGGTAATTCAACAACTAAACTATTTTTCAACATTTTAAGTTGGTTGAGTGCTTGATTTCCTTCAGAGTTTGTCATTCTTCCAATTGGACCTGCAGCAATTCTACCTGGCATAGGTCCATCAGGTGCTTTTGAAAGATATTGCTCCATTAAGTTAAGTGTATTAATACCAGCTTGTGCTGTCTCAGCTGATTTATTTGCTGGATCTACAATACTTTTTTGTAAAGATTTTTGTGCAGGAGTTTGGAATCCTTCCATTTTTAAGTTTTCTCTTGCATTCTTATCTTGTGCAAGCATTAGCATCATATTGTGTTGAAATGCATCTTCTTTTAATTTATTTGCTGCAATTTCTTTTTTAGCAGCAATTTCACTTAAAGTAGCTCCAATTTTTTGATGACGATCTTCATCGGCTTTAGTTGCTTCATAAGCATATTTATTAATTGCTTCTTGATCTGCTTCATTTTGAGCTTGTTGTTTGCTATAAAAGTCAAGACCTTCTGGAGCACCCTTACCTATATTCACTAAAGCATATGGAGATGTTCCTGCCATCATGCCAAGACCAGCTCTTAATAACGCTTCTCCAGACATGGTTTTTTGACGACCTTCCATAATGTCTTGAAGATGTTTTTGACCTGCTTTTAATGATTCAGATACTTCATTTTTAGGATCCAAATATTCTTCCCACATTTTTTGTTCTAAAGAAGAGCTAGAAAATTTGTTTGGATCTGTAATAGGTGTTACAACGTTATCCGAAACAGGAGCTTTATTAGATATTTCATGGCTAACTTGTGGAGATTTTTTAAATGAATCATAAATAGACTTAGCTGTTACAGTTGGAGCAGAATATGTAGGAGATCCTGATGCATTAGCTTTAGTAAAATCATCATAAGGATCACTTGGTTGAACTACTACAGGAGCAGGTTTTACTGGAGCATTCTTATTAAATTTAGAAATATCAAACATTCCCGTGTCTGGATTTATTGTCGTAGGCGTAAATTTTTCTTGTTCTGGATATGTGTTAGGGGTATCATCAGTGTGTGCATTAGCTCCAGAAGCTGATTTTAAAAGTTTTATAATACTTGGATCTTCTTTTTGTGATGCAAGTTTAAGACTTGAAGAGTCATCTGGTGAAGGAACTAAACTATCATCTTTACCTGCAAAGGCTAATAAACCACCACCAGCTGCCTTCATGGTTGTAAGATCAGGAGGTGTTGCAATAGCACCCACTCCCATTCTATCTTGAGGTGGCATTGGTTGCATAGATTGTTGTGCTAATATCTTTGGAGATTCAGGATTAGATTTTAATCTTTGATCTTCTTGTTGATAACCATTAGCTACTAATTTAGCTAAAGGACTAGCATATTGACTTTGTTCTACTGCATTAAGCTGTTCTGGTGAAAACATACTCATAGGAATACCACCAGCAGCTTTCATTACACCGCCTTCTTTAGCTTTAATAACTCCACCTTTAGCTTTTAAAATTCCAGTAGCATTAGCCATACCAGCTAAACCAATACCAGCAGTACCTAAACCAGCAGCTTGTGAAATAAGGCTTGGAGGAGCTTGGTACATAGACGTTGTAGATTGTTGCATTGGTAAACCACGTAACATAGAGTTAAGTACACCCAATTGCATGTATGGATATTGTTGTGCTGTAGCGTAGTTTTGAATAGCTTGGTTGATAATGTTTTGTTGTTGTGTTTGTTGTTGAGCACCTTGTTGGGCTTGAGTGCCAAGAATACTTTGTTGAGCAGCCAATTCTTGACCACCAAGACCTGCCAATTGATTTGCACCAGCCATTTGTGAAGCAAGTGCTTGAGCTTGAGCTTGTTGACCTTGAAGGCCTAAGTTGGCACCAAATTGTTGTGCTTGTTGTGCATTTTGGAATGCAGTATTGTAACCTTGTGAGATCAATTGATTTTGAGCTAACATTTGGTTTTGTGCATTAAGTGAATTCATAAGTGCTTCACGTGATCCACCAAAAGCTCCTGCTTGAGTTGCACCGCTTTGTTCTTGTTGACCTGCTATACCATATTGCTGATTAGCTAATTGAAGTTGAGGTGCTAATGAAGCCTGAATGTATGGATTCATATAAGCATTAACAGAAGCTGGGTTAGTTGCTTGGTTTGCGTAATTTTGACCAGTCATACCCATTTGTTGACCTAATCCACCAAGCTGTCTATTTACACCCATGGTTTGACCCATCGCTTGATTATAAGCACCAGGTACTTGAAGATTAGCAGCAGAAGATTGTGCTTGTTGTTGTAATGGTGAGAAACCAGCTACGTAGTTTGCAGGATTATTACTGTATGGCGTATAAGCATTAAAGCCTGTACCAGATGGATTATATACTTGTGCTTGAGCAGCATTAAGCATATTCATAACATATGGCTGTGCATAGTCAGGAATATTGGTATTCATCACCGTAGTTTGTGTAGGAGCAGATGCTGGTGGTGGAGATCCTCCCCATAGCACAAAGCCCATGTTTGTCATGAAACCATTGACAAGCCAATAAAGCTTATCTTTTAATGAGTTTCCATGTCCTACGTCTATGCCAAATAACTTCATAATCTATCCTTGAATTGTCTTTGTGTATATCTTATCTGTGAATTTATAACCTAAATATTCTAATAACCTTGAATTATCCAAATGGACTTTTGTATGAATTAACATACGATTAACGCCTATGCGTTTTAACGCTTCTTCTGCATATTGAAACATCTTGATTCCAACACGACCTTTTCTGTATTCTGGCTTTAAGTAATACACATCTTCATAAGCCATCTTACAAGATTTGTAATGAGGATTAGATTGTATGAAAAAAGCCATATAACCTATAAGTTCACCATCATTTCTTACTGTAATCGTTCTTAACATTCCTGCTTGTGCAAAACGATCATAAGAATCCCAATCAGGATCAAATGGAAATTCTTTACTTACGCATAGCTCTTCGTAATGAGCTGGAAGAACTCTCATGAATTCTTCTTTAAACTGCGTTCCGTCAACGTCCTCGTATACTATCATGCGTTTGGTGGAGGCGTTTGTCCTGACATCATATTAAGTTGACTTAAAGCATCAGGTCCTGTTGTATTTGGAGGAGGTGCTACATTACTTGTTTGACCAGCTGTTGTATTGTTTGGATTCCAACCACCAAAACCATTGCCATATTGATTAAATCCACCATAAGTATTTCCATATGGACTCCATTGACCAAAGCTTCCACCATATGGATTCACTTGACCCATATTAAACATAGGTTGTTGTTGATTGCCATATGGAACATTCACTGGATTATTAGATCCTTGTGGAGCGTATGGGTTAGTTTGGTAATTTTGAAATGCACCTGAATTAACAAGCTGTGAAAGAATACCAGCTATGCCACTTGATGTTCCTGTATTTGCACCAAGCGTTCCATAATTTGGTTGATATGGTGAATTAGGTGGAGGCGTAGTTGTAGGGCCTGTCATATTAATGTTTGGTCCATTATAATCAGATGTTACTTGTTGAACTACTGGTGCTGGTGATGATGATCCGCCCATGGCTTTTCCTTTATGCTGGTAAAAATTTATATGCTTTAGTGTCTGCTGCTATATCTTTAGCTTTAGCACGTTTAGCTTTGATGCGATCCATCATTTCATAAAGGCGTTTAGCTCCTGCATCTGTTGAGCCATTACCAAGTTCTGAAACAATCCTAGCTGGTATTACAAATTCACCTTCTGCTAAACGAGCTGGTTGTTTATGACCAATCGTTGCAGGAATAGAATCTGATACACCATCACCAGGTCCTTTTAAAAGTCTTCCACCATCTGAATAATCACCTAAATGGTAATCAGGTAGTCCGTGTAATTCACCACCATGTGCATATTGACTTGGAATGATAGGGTTTGTATTAATAGCACCTAAAGTTGGGAATTTTTGCATACCTGCAAAATAACTTGATGGCATTTGAGCTAATACAGCATTAGCTGATGCGTTAGCAAGACCTGCTTGATCTGCAGGTAAATTAGCTGTGCCTGATTTGTCTACATAAACTGTAGATTCAACCTTAGGCATTTCTTTAGCAGTCCGTTTAAACATTCCAGCACCTTTGTTAATATCTTCAATAGCTGTTTTTTCTGCTGCTAATACATCTTTTTTACTTGATGGTGCAATGTCACTTAAATCTGTTTCTCCAGCATCAGCATATTTATGCACATCCATAAGTCCACCTTTTTTAGCTGCATATGGATTATAAGGACTTGCAGCATAATTAGCATAAGTAGCTTGATATGCTGGATTGGGTTGTGCTGGGAGCATGGGTTGAAAATTAGGCGAATTATATTTTAATTGATTAGCAGAAGGCACGCTTGATTGAGTAGCTACAGGACCACTTGTTTGTGAAGAAGATAATCCTTGTAAACCAGCCAAAGCTGCAGGAGCTAATGATTTTAATACGTCCATTCCAACACCTGGTCCAGAAGATAAAAAGTCTCCTGGGTGCGTTACAGCGTTTACAATTCCAGAACCCAATCTATTTAAACTAGGTGTATTTGGACCTGCAGTAGGTGTAGCAGTTGGTGTTGCAGAAGGAAGCCCTTGTGGTGTTGTATTGTAGTTTGGTGCGATCTGTGGTTGTGCATCAGGAGTTAAAACAGGTTGACCTGTAGTTGGATCAAGAGCTGGTGTAGATGTAGGTGGTGGAGTTTCTACTGGAGCTGCTCCAAAATTACTAAGATCTGAACCTAATTGACCACCGCTATAAGCACCAAAACCAGCCATAATGCCTTGTCCTAAAGATCCTGTTATAGCATAGTCACCAAGACCAATAGCAGCAGATGTTAATAATCCAGCTTGTGATGCTGTTAAACCAGCGTCTACTAAAGCAGGGTCAAGAGTCACTGCACCTAAAGCACCTAATGCCATTGGTAAAATAGCACTTAAGAATCCAGCTTCTGGAAGTCCTGTTTTAGGATTAACAGTTAGTGAATGTCCATGAGCTTTAGCAAGTTCATTAAGGGCGTGTAATTCCCCAGTCGTCATATGGACTAAGTGGTCATCATCTCCACGACCTTGGGATTGTAAATGTTGGGCTGCTAAATGTAGACTCATAATTTCACCATTATATAATATTTTACAGGGTTTTACACAGTTGTGCCACTAGAATTCACCCAATTTGTGCCGTTATACCAGATTGGGATACCTAAAGTGGTATCAAAGTATGTTTGTCCGATAGAAAGACCTTGATTAGGTCTATTTGCAGTCGTTCCATATGCTGGAACTACCACTGCACGAGTAAAGCTATCTATTGTATTAAAGTAAAGACGTAATGCGTTAGAGAACTTATCTTGTGTTAATGCACTGTATTCTGGTGGGGCTAACGGTAAGTTAGGTGCAATCGTTGGAATTAGTTTGTTATCAAAAGCCATTATCTTCTACCATCTGGTTTAACATCAATACGAGGCACACCAAGTTGCCATGCCACACCTAGTCCTGTAGATGTAATATTAAATGCCATTTGACGAGCACGAAGTCTAGTATAAACTTCACCACTAAATTGTTGGATTGGATACTCTGAAACTGATGTATAGTTATTTGCACTTATCACAGAATCAACATCTGAAGTAACTACAGTAGCACCTGAATTTTGACGGCCATATAAGGTCATGGTGACAGACGGATTATTGACTGTAGATCCGTTAAAGTTTACATCAGGTAACATACGCCATACAAAGCCTAAATGGTCTCCAGCATCAATACCAAAATCAGAAGACTGTATGTAAGAAGTAATAGGTTGTGGGCTTGATGTTGAAACATCATCTGTACCAACCTCATGATAAAGAAGCCTATTATTATAATCTGCTGCTACTGGGTATGGGTTAATACCATATTGTAACCATGCAGTACGAGCCATTGTTCCATATGTCCAAACCTTATCTAAATAGTTGTAAATCACATATTTGTCAATTTGATTTGAACCACTTGAGTTACTTACATAGAACCACCAAACTTCGTTATAGCCCTCATTAGATCCAGAAAAGACTTGGAATGATTGGTTAGTATTGATGTCATCAAATACATACTGACGTAATGAACATGGTAATGTGGAAACAGTACCGTTATACATATAGAATTTATCTTTACCCATCCAATAAGTTACGTTATTAACTGTGACTGCTGAATTAGGTGACATGATAGAAATATTATCCATCAATACTTGGAATGACCAAACATAAGGGAATCCAATATACTGCATAGAGTAAAGACAAGAATCAGTCCAAATCAATATTTCTTGACGTGTAGTTTGAGATTGCATAATGTAAGAACCATTCGTCAATTGGAACTCACCAGATTGATTTGTGGTACTTGGTACCCAAGTAAATTGGTTAGCTTGATCTGACCAACGTACAAGCATGGGATTGAATGCTGTGTTTGGGTTTGATGGGTTATAAGAATTAGCACCCATAGCAATTAAGAATTGTTGGATAGGAGCTGATAAAATTTGATTAGTTTCTAATGGAACAAACTGTTGATAGGTATAAGATGTTCCAGGTACAGTAGAATTAGATGCTAAGCTACTTAAAGCTACAGCACGAGTAGATACGCCATTTGCAGCTACCCAATAGTAAATAGGTCCACCACGAGGTGCTATGGCTAAGTCTGCACCATAGTTATCATTTGTCCAAAGTCTTAATTGTAGAGCTATACCAGATGTATAACCTGTGCCCCAACCACGAGATCCTTCTTGCACATTAATATAAACAGAAGATCCACCACCTGTAGCTGATGATGTGGCTTTGTATGAATTAGGTAAAGTAATTGTAAATCCAGCAGCCGATATATTGGATATTTGGAATGTATTATTTAGCACAGCTGCAGGAACGCCTCCTACAGAAGCTGCTCCACTCAATGCTACGGTAACTATAGCTGCAGTACCTGAACCTGTACCAACATTAGTAGCAGTAAAGACGGTGCCTACAGCTGTTGAAGATGCACCAATAGATGTCCAGTTTGTTGTGCCAGACGCTACAATTTGATATTGTTGACCTACGACTAAAGCGGTTGCATTGACAATAAAAGTATTTGAGAAAGCAATAGTAACTGTAGAACTTGATGCAGTGGTCGTAATTGGATTAGCACTCATCAAGACAGGTGATGTAGTATCTCCACCCCAAGGACCAGATCCCCATCCCGTGCCTACTGTTTCTGTGACTAGACCTACTGGATATTCATATTGAGCTGTGACTGTGCCTCCACCTGTGGCTGTAGAAGAAGCCGCATTAGATGAAGTGACTGTGTATTGAGTAGCATTTAAAAAAGATGCAACGATATATTCATTATTGGCATTAATACCAGAAGTGGCAATGTTGATACCGCCTACATTTGATGTAGCTGAAAGAAGAACATAATCACCTACATTAGGTGAATAGTTACCATCTGTAATAGTTAACACATATGAAGAAGCAACAGTAGCAATAGCTGCTGTGAGTGAACTTGTATAAGATATAGGTGTAATGTCATTATAAGTACCACCAAAGTAAATATAATACTTAGAGCTAGTTCCTACACCAATATAGCTTGAAAGACCGTTAAGATTAATCCATGACCATAAAGCACGGCAAACACCTACATATTGACTTGGATTAACCTGAACCCAGCCACCAATTTTTTCTGGAAGACCTGATCTAAAACGAACTTTATCAGAAAGATAAAATCCACCTTCGTTACTGTAATCAGTACCTTCTCGGTTAACGCCTGGTCTATATGTGAGTTTTTGTAATGGCATATTATTCTAGTACGTCTAATACCTTATTAATTTTCATAACACGATCATCAAGGCCAAGTATACCGCCATTAATGCGTTTTGTCATATTTGTGTAGTCTTGTGCATCAGCTAAAATGTTTAGCCCATGTTTGTTCCAGAACCAGCCAGCAGACAATACAGCCCCAGTAGGTTCAGAAATAAGGTCAGGATTATCCAAAAGATCCAAGCCCAATGCTTCTCCACAATTCTTGTAATTATCTTTACCAGTGATTTGTATAACACCACGACCAATGTATTTGAATCCATCTCCATCCTCCGTGTTACCCATACGTCCTGCATAAACTTTATTAGCAATCTTTTCTTGATTATGGGCATATTGATTCGCTGTATCAAGATCAGGAAAACGACTAGGCCATGTTTTCATAAGTGATTCAGCACTATAATTAAGGTTTTCTTTTACAAACTTAAAGTTACCAGATTCATGTTGGCATTGACCAATAAATGCAGCAATACGTCTATTAGAATCTAAAGCATATTTTTTAAGTGCTTGATTGATAGGGTCAAGCCATTTTAAGTCTATACCAAGCTCTTGTAATTGAGATTCGTTCATTTAACACCTAATTGGAGGTTGATGAATTCTTGGAGGCTGATGACGTGTTCTGTCTCGTCTGCACAGTCTCTGGTAATAGATAAATAGTCTTTGGTTGAGCCATTAGGGAGTCTGAAGGTGTTGCTGGTGTCGGACACTGCACTGCCACTGGAACTAGGCTTGTGCATCCCGTCATAATAAGCGTGAAGAGAATTAAGCTTTTTTTCATAGTTGTCTGTTACCTTTGTTGTTATTTCTTTTTGTTGAGCTAATACGACTTTGTTGTGTTCTTCTTGGATTTTTCCTTGAGCTTCAACATCAGTCTTAAATGCTACAAATCGTAGATGTTCTACATACCATCCACCTATAGCTGCACCTGTGATAGCTATACCAAAGAATGCAAGTCTAATATATAGAAGGATCATTCTTTATCTTTTTGTGTTGCTGCTTTAGCACCAATAGCTACACCACTTCCACTTAACACTGAACCAAATCCAATGCCTAATTGTGAAAAGTCAAATGATGATCCATGAAATACATGAACCAATGCACATGCTGAAAATGTGAGTACAGCTACAATTGCTACAAATCTAGCAATACAAAATGTTTGATTATCGTCTTCAGTTAAGATGTCTTTAATGAGTTTATTCATATTAGTTTCCTAAAGGATTTATTGTGGCCTTACGTAATGCTTTCATTTGCTCATTCATTGAAGTAATGGCAGCATTAACTTCTTGTGTATTACCTTTTGCCATAGCAATAGCTTCTCTTGAAGTTGCTAGTGCATCAGATGATTTTTCTTGCATTCTGACAGAGGTATCTTGTAATGATGCAATACGTTCTTGTTGTGATTTAGATTGAACTTCTAATGTGTTAATGCGGGTTTGAATATCCTCCAAACCTTTAACAGATTCAATCGTTGAAACCATTTCGTTGTAACGGGTTATTGCCAAGTAAGCTCCGCCACCTATAATCGGCAATGCGGTCAAGATTATCCCCAGTATCATTTGAGGTGATAAAGTCAATGAGAAAGTCTTGTTGTTTTCCATATTCTTGTTCCTGTATTAAAGTTATATATTCAGTTAACTGTTGTTGTTGCATGTTATAGCCTGTATTGAGCATTTGCATACTCATTACAATGCCAAAACCAGGCACTATTTCTTTGCCTTTTGGTACAGTTGTTTGAACTGTGGTAGTAGTGTTTGAGCTACTTGAGGTATTACTTGAGCTTGTGCTCGTTGTATTCGTTGATGCTGTCGTTGAGTTTGATGGGGTACTCACAATAACAGGGTTTTGTGGAACATCCACAGGTTGCACAGCCGTTTGGGTTGTACTCTTGGATATAACCGAATTCGGATTCGTTGGACTTATTGGACTTATAGGGCTCACTGGGTTGTTTATATTCGTAGCTGTCATTATACATGTATTGGAAGTCGTTGCCCAATCCGACCATGTTGGCGTGGAATATGGATCCGAACAGCTGGAGGATCTGTTTTGTATGATGCTTCCAGTATACCCAGGTTGGCATGACAGAGTCTGCGTTTGAACCGAGGGATTGCATGTTGCTGGATCTGGACTGCAACTGTTTGTTGTTGTTACCCATCCACTGTCTGAAGGCTGACCATAAGGATCCGAACACGTTACTGTGTCCGTTTGTATAATAGTCCCTGAGAAGTGCGTCTGACAACTTAACGTCCTTGTAGTTTGTGATGCGTGGCAAGTTGGTGGGTCTTGAACACACGAATTGCTGATAGTGGTCCACTGACCAGGTACGGGTTGACCATAAGGATTTGGACAACTCGTTGTTGCTTGTTGGGTAATCTGTCCTGTGTAATGTATTGGACATGTTAATACCTGTTGTGACGTTGATGTCTGGCAAGTCGGTGGTGCTGGTGAACAATTATTGCTTGTTGTTGTCCATGGTCCCCAAGACTGCGTTGAACAAAAGTATTGCCTAGATTGGTTAATATTTCCAATTTGGTTTGGACCGCATGATAAAGACTGAAATTCAATCTGACTAATACATGGCGGAGGAACATAGCACACTGGATGGCCATATTGTTGAGACAATTGATTACACCAATCAGTAAATTGATCTGCATATGCGTTAACTCCAGTTAGTAAGGCGGTAACAAGACCAACCATTTGTATTATTTTTAGCATATCTAAGTAATGTAGTTCTTGGTATATTAGTTTTTATACTAGCTTCTATAGATCCTAAATAAGTAATACCATTTTTATTTATATTGTTAGAAACCCCAATATAAGACTTATTATTTTCAATGCATTTAATTGCATAAACTGCTATCATTTTTTAGAGTCCAATACAGGAACTACAAGTTTTTGATAGTAATCTTCACCGAATAACTTTCTAAAATACTCTGGTCTTTGTTTATAATGTTCTTTTAATGCTGCATCTCCTACCATTCCCATTATTGGGCAAGGACTACCCGAATTTATCATGGCATCCCATACTTTAGGATCTTGGCATAACACAGATACTGCTGCCACTTTTAAACCTAAATCATTAAGTGTTTTAGCTAACTTAATCTTTACGCAGTTATCATCAAGTAATACAGTACCGCCAGACAAAGATAAAACGCCAATGTTCCCAGCCCCACTGACGGGAACAGCACAAACATCTTGGCTAAATGCAGACATACTAGGAGCAATGGCACTACCAACGGGCATCCCCTTATTTTGAATGACTGTGGTATCAGCCCATGTATAGAGAGTACATCCCATTAAGCATAAGCCAATTAATAATAGAATAAGTTTTTTCATAGTGTCCTATATAGCGTGTATGGTAAATGTTTTCTTTTTAGGTATTCCATGAACAGCACCTATGATGTCCTTACGATCATCAGCTTGTGGTCCATCGATAAAATAAGGAATAGTTCCAGTTAATAATTCCCATCCAGCCATAAAGAAAGGAATGTTGTCTGAATAAGCATTGTTACAAGCTAAATCCCACATATCACCTTCAAGGAACATACAAGAGCCTTGGCAGATTTGTAACACAGGGCAATTAGGGCAATCTTTACGATGGCTCCAGTGTGTGCTTGTATTTAATTTAATGTTTTCAAAGTCAGATATATGTCCAATTAAATGACTTTTACCATTAAAACTTGTAGCTACATTAGAAGCATTTTGACAAGTTAATACATTGCCTTTTAAATCTACTGCAAGCTTACTAGGATCATCCATACCGCATTTTTGTCCTAGTGATGAAGCAGGTCTTTTGTTTAAGATTGAGTTAACAAATCCTTTGACTTTAGTATTTAAAATATCAAAGTTCTGTGCTTCACCTTTACGTATTTCATTAAAGGAATTGTTTCTAAATTCTATATGATCAGCTTGATCTGACATACAAACAGCTTTACCGCCTTCATCATAAGGATCAATAAATGCACCTTCACCAATAGGTACATCAAATCCTAAACGATCTTTAAACCATTTACTTATTGCAGAACGGCTTGGATTATCTTTATGGATCATGGCATTAAAACTCATACGGCCTTTAGGACCTAATCTATTCCATAAATCCATAATCATTGCAAATTGTTCTGGGTTATCAAATGGATCAACGCCTCTTACATGATAACCTGGACCATCATGAGAAACACCCACACCAAAGTTCATTTCATCTAGCCATTGGTTTTTTTCTAAATCTAATATTGTGCCATTAGTAACAATATTAAATTGAGCATTAGGATATAAAGCTCTAATGCCCTCAGCTAAAGGTTTTAATGTTTTCCAATACACAAAGGGTTCACCACCCCAAAACTCTACTCTTAGATCTGACCCATCACCCTTTAACCAAGTAGGTAATGTTTCTAAAAATGGAGCTACATCGTCTTTTGTGGTTTCATCAGCATGAGGTACAAAACGTTGATTGCAATATGTACACTCATAATTACAAGATAAACCTAATTGTATTTTAAGTACTTGAATATCTTTATTTTTGCCTGCAGGTGAGTCAACACTTGTTTTAACAGGGAAATCTTTATATTCTTGTGCTGGTCTTCCAAAGTCAATAATTGTACCTTGTTCGTCAAATACCATAGAAGACATATTGTCATACCAAAAAACTTTTTGTTCGTTGGTAATAGGTTTAATTGCCGTAATTCTAAATTTAGCCATTATAGAGTAGCGTAATTTCTTACTGTTTCTTTTACCTTGATATTGGTAACAAGGGCTATCGTATCTACCCTTCCTAAATTAATCTCGGATGTATGAAAAAGATATGAAGGATGTATTAAAAAAGTACCAGGCACAGGGCTTACTTCATGCATGACTGAGTGATTTAAAAATCTACTTCTCATAGCTATAGGATCAATGATATGCAATCTGCTGCCTGCTGGTTTTTGATGTGTATTATTGCCAGGGAAGTCAGTAACATCAATATGGCACCATAATACTGCTACATAATCTACACTTCTATGTACATGGGTTTTAGCAAATTCACCAGGACCAAACTTTCTTAAAGCTGTTGTGGCTTCAAATTCTACATTTTCTGGATCATAAAAGTTTTCTGCTTTTGCCATTTCAATCATGCGTGATTTAAGCATTTGTTTAAATTTTTGACATGATTCTCTATCATCTAACAATAAGTTATAAGATACTTCTGGAGATTTACGCATAGCTACAGGAACATGAGCTTCAGGTCTTGATGCCTCATATTCAAATCCAATATTAATTAAATCAGTTAAAAATTCTTGTGTTACTTCAGGTGCTATTGGCTCATAAATGATATTAGTTGCCCATAGTTTTAATAAGCTCATTTAAATTCCTATACAAGCGTTACAGTTTTTGTAGATACTCCAGCCCAATATTTATAGCCCATTTTAATGGTAACTACTTCACCTGCATTTAAGCCTTGTGTATTTAATTGGAATGTTTGTCCATTTATAGCACGACTTCTATTTAATACGCCATTATCTGCTGAAAGAAATACAGTAGTGTTTTTAGGAGCATTGACTGTATAAGTTGTAGATTGACCAGCTGTTAAACTAGATTCACCTGCAAGTGATACAGGTAACCAAGCATCAAGGTAATTTTTCATTGATGTAATAGATAAAGCAGATGGTGTTGAACCATTTACTGTAACAGAAGCATTTGGAGAATCACGATACACTATAGTGATTTCATCTATTGTACAGTTTGCTGAAGGAGTTAAAATGTATAAAAATGCATAAGAACCATAATTGTTACTAATGACAGAAAATGGACTTCCTGATAATTGTTTACCTTCTGTAGTAGGTACGCTTGTATATGTTTCGTTAGGATTGACTCTATTCGGAAATGAGAGTTGTGTAGTTTCAACCATTTGAATAGGTGTATCACTTTTCCATAAAGATTCTGGATAAAATGCTATACATCCATGATCTTGGCCATATTTAGAAACAATATTAGACAAACTAAAAGTGCCTGAAAAATTAATATCAGCAATACTTTGTGAGTTTGTTGTATCGGTGATTGATATAGTTAGAGTATCACCTGAAATACTAATCTCATTTTTTGTGATAGTTCTATTTGTTGTTAGCTTTAAAAATTCCATATATTATCCTTTTAACAATTACATCTACAATTACAATTATTCGTTCCTATTCCATATACGCCACCACCAGTATCATACCAATACCAAGCACCAAATGGAAGATTACCACCATTACCGCAGTTTCCTACACTAAAATTACTTATGCTTAATGCACCTGCATAATTACCTAAATCATTAGTATACTGACTTAGTTTGGTTGGTCTTCCTGCCACTTGTGTCCATGCAAAAGTTGAGCTTGATAATGTAGTTCCATCACCAAAAACTATACTACCATTTGTGAGCTGCGTTGACATAGATAACCTTTAGCAATTACACTGACAATTACAATTTGGAGAATATGGATATAATGTAGATCCATTCCATCCTACAAGTATTTGTGCATCAGATGGGGAACTACTATTCCAATAAGCTACTGTAGTAGTATCTATATTGCTTGCTGTTAACCAACCACCATAATTACCCAAATCATTGGTAAATTGACTTAATAAAGTTGGAACACCAGTAATAGAGCCTTGAGCAACTGTATTAGTGCTTAGTGTGGTACTGTCTCCAAATACAACTGATCCATTTGTTAATTGCGTTGACATTTATTTTCCTTTAGCAATTACAATAACAATTACAATTACAATTAGATACTTGCAAACCAATTTGAGATCCATTCCAAGTAAAATTAACATGAGGATTGGATGCTCCACCTACACCACTAGTATTTACACTTGTAACCCAATTTTCATAGTTACCTAAATCATTAGTGAATTGACTCAATTTTGTACTTGGGTTTGTAACATTTGCATAGGGCAAATTAGCACTAGATAATGAGGTGCCATCTCCAAAAGTTACATTACCATTACCAATATTTGCTGACATTATACAGTTCCGTAAGAAGTTACTGAAGCTTTAACTGTTAAATTTCCTGATGAGTCTAATTTAGCCACATTAGTGCCATTGTAATTAAAATATAAAGTTGTACCTGTAGGTGTTACTGACCAGCCACCTGGATTTGAAATAGATCCAGCTGGAGTAGCAGTAATTTGAGATACTACATAAGCAGTGGTAGCAATATTAACTGAATTATCACCCGCAGGAGGTGTGGTGGCTACTGCACCAGCAAGTCCTGTCATAGTTGTACTTGGAGCTACTAATTGTGTATTGTTTACAGTATAAGTTCCTGTACCGCCAGAACCTGAAACAAAGCCTGTGATTTCTGTATTTGAGGATATGCCTGAGCCTGTCACACGTTGACCAATAAATATGACACCAGAGTTTACTGCGGTGACATTTAAAGTCGTACCTGATGCACCAGATCCGTTACTAATACCACCTACAAAGGAAGCGGCTTTATAAGCACCAAGAACACCAGCGGCTAAGAAATTACCTGTCTCAGTTACATTACCAGATACGGTTAAATTGCCATTGATTGTAAAATTACCCGCAGATCCTGTTTGTGCTGAGTAAAAACCTGTTCCTGTACCAGATACATTATAAGCATCACAATAACATTGAGCGGTAGTTAAAGGTGGAATAACAAGAGATACTGAACCACCAGAAGCTGACATGGTGAGGTTATAGTTTGTATTGTTGGTGATGATATAGAATTTATTGACTAAAGGAGCTATGATCGTAGAAGCAGTTGTTGGAGATCCACCTACTACAAGCACCATATTTCTAGCATCATCAGATGTACCATTAAGGTTGGTAAGGGTATAAGTATTGGATGCTGGCATAGAAATACCATCAACACCTGTAATAGCTTGTTCTACAAGGTTCCAGTTTGTATTGGTTGTATCACCCCATGTACCCGCTTGATCACCGTCACCGATTAGGGTTATTTTTAACGAGGTTGAGTAGGTTTCTGCCATGATTATTTCCTTTAAATTAAGCCTATATTATACTTTATTGTGAATTATTTACCAATGTCCAAGTGTTTAAATCTGTGTTATTTACAAGCACCCAGCCAGTTGTATTGGAGTTATTTACAGCATTCCAAGTAATAATGTCACGATCATCTATTGTGATCCATCCACGTTGGATAAGAAGGTCTAAAATACCTATATTTTCAAATACAGAGGCTATAAAGTTGGCTTTTATTGAAAGCACATCTTGTACTCCTATATTTTCAGAAATAGTATCTAAGAAGTTAGCTTGTACTGTATTAGAGTCATTAGCACCAAAGTTTTCAAAAATGGTAGCAAAGAATACGCTAATGATAGATTCTATATCGGCTAAACTAATTGCTTCAGCTACGCTTGATACAAATCCTGCACTTGCTGTTTCAATTTCACCTACAGTAATGTTTTCACTGATGCTAGACTTAAATTGAGCAGTAATCGTAGGTGTATCGTTCCAATTGCTATTTTCAGTAATAGATGACTGGAATTGAGCTGAAATTGCAATCACATCTGCCCATGTAGAATTCTCGGTAATAGAATCTAATGCGGCAAAGTAAACAGCATAAGTGTCAGCCATTGTAATATTCTCTGTATCAGAGACTGCAAATTGGGCTGTAATACTCTCAGAATCGTTCATAGTAACGTTTTCTGATATGGTTTGACCAAAAGTACTCACTTCACTATTTGAATCAGCCATAGTAAGGAATTCATTTAAACTTTCGTAGAATTGTCCACCTAACGCATTAATATCCACCATGTTGACATTTTCTGTCACAGATTGATTAAATACAAATGCTTGGCTATTTGTATCAGCCATATTAATATTCTCTGTAAGGTTTAGAGAATAAGCATTACCACCTAAAGATGCATAAGGTGGTTGAGCAAATGCGGCATACCCAAACACTATACTACCTCATCTGCTGGTTCTGGCGTATTACCTTCTTCAAGCCATTTTAGGTAGGCTTGGTAGTCTGTGTTATCAACCCATTCCCCAAAAGACGTAATAGAACCATCATCATTGTTTTTGATAATAATTATTCCAGTTAAATTATTTTGTATTTTATATGCCATTATAGTTCCGCATTTGCAGCAATATATGAATTATTACTTCCAGCATCCCTTAGGGTTGCTAATGTATTAACGGTTAATGAGCTATTTGTTGTTGAATAAGTTAATGCAAATGGGGTAACAGTATTTAAAGCTACAACGCTAACAGTTGCAGTTGAAGAAAATTGCAATATTTGAAATGTAGCGGATGCAGAAGTCACTAATGATGGCGTTGTTCTCATATATACTTGTAGTGGTTGAATAAATAAACAAGAAGTAGTAGTTGGTGTGTAACCTTGAGCATATGTAAAAAAAGCAGTAAAACTATTGTATTGTTGATAATACCTCTGACAATTAGCCAATTCCTGATTATAAAGTCTGCGTTCAAACGGTGTTGCTGATGTGCCTATTTCTAGTTGGACACCTGTAAACCTAGTCTCATCTGTTGAAGTTGAGCCATTTCTATAAATATAAATAAAAGCACCATTAGATACAGATGATGATAAAGAGCTAAAATTAACAGTATATTTAGTCCATGTAGATGAAATAGTTATAGCAGACGAAGTTTGCTCTACGTTTTGTGTAGCAAAATTATTTAAAGCACTTGGAGTTCCAATTTGAACTGATAATGTATTAGTTCCGCTTACACTTTTTGCCCAAAATGATACTGTTAATGATTGTCCATAAGTATCTAAAATATTATATGATTCTATTCTTTGATTGATAAGATGATTTGCACCTGTAATATCTAAAGAATACTGAAACCCTGTAGGAACATCGGTAGATTGAGTTACCGCAGTTGGGCTATTACCAGCATACCATCTATCAGCTGTATATCCATTTCCACTAAAACTTGTTCCTCTTTGCCATACTTGCATAGCACCATTTATAATACGGTTCTTAATCACATAAGGTGATGCTGCGGCTCCTTGTAAAGATGAGTCGTTAAACGTGACTCCGTTACTGCCATCTAAAATCATGCTCATGCTAATTCCTTATTCATATAATATGTTTACTGAACCAGCGTCAAATGTATCTGTTCCATTAGATGTTGTAATTCTTACCATATTTAATGTACCAGCTAATGTTCCTGTTCCTGCTGTTTGTCCTGTATATGGTGTTGTTGTGACGTTAGAAATAAGACCTGACGAAACCCAAATATTTCCAGAAACATTGGTTAAAACTATATGCCCACTAAATACATAAGAAGCTGTTGCAATATACATAATATAACCAGCAGTAGATGATACACCGCCTGATGCAGAACCAGATGCTAAAGCATAACTAGATGTTGAACTATATCCTGATGTTGTAGGTGTACCACCAGTACCAATTTGTATTAATAAGTTAGCACTTCCACTTAATGAAACCCCATTAAACATTATGGTAATTCTTTTTATCCATGAAGGAAGGCTAGTATAATCAATGCTAGTTCCAGATGTAGATGCTACTGTTGTGCCTGCTACAATATTAGAATTTACACCAGCAACTGTGGCTGTTCCTGTACCTACAGGCAATGTAATTGTATTAGTTCCTGATACTGCTGGAGCAGCTATTGTAATACTGCCTGAGGTATCTCCAGCTATGCTAATTTGCGCCATTATTTAGCTCCTTCTAGTGTTTCTATTCTTGCTTTTAGGTCATTGATGATGGTTTGTTGTTCTTGGATTGCTGCTGTTAAAAGTGAAACCATATTTCCATAAGCTAAAGCATCTGGAGTTCCATCTTCTGCATATTGTACAAATTGTGTTAATCCTATTTTATCTACTTCTTCTGCAATTAACCCACCATAAAATTTGTCACCATCAACTGCACTTAAACCTTGATATGTTACTGGTCTTAATTTAAGTACATCTGATAATCCATATAATGCGTCTTGAACATTTTTTTTATATTTTAATGATGATGTAGCACGAAGTAATGTTCCATCAGTATTTATAAAAGCATTTGCACTAACAGCAGCAGTATAGTTATAAGGTGATTGACTGCCCTGCCCTGTTCTCATAGCACCATCATCTCTAATATAAAATAATTCTGTTCCACTACTATTTGAAATACTTAATGTGTTTGTACCAGATGTATTTCCAGATGATTTAAGTGTAAATTTACCTAGTGCTGTTGTAGTTCCCACTAACACATTACCACCAGAACTATTAGAAGCCATAGCTAAAATTGGATTAGTATGACTATCATAATTTGAATACCAAGTTAAGTTATTTCCTGATGTATCCAAAAACCATGAACGATTTCCTGGATTTTCAATATCAAGAACTGTAGTATTGGCAGATGGGCTAATAGTTAATTTACCATCAATTTCCGCAGTTCCACTTACTTGCAATTTGCTATTAGGACTACTTGTACCAATCCCTACATTCTGTGATGTATCTATAGTAATTGCAGTAGTAGCTGATGCACCTGTAGCTAACTGTAATTGACCGCTAGTATCCGCAGTCATGTTTAATGCTGTGCCTGATGATGTTCCTGCTGAAATTATACTTGCCATAATTTACCTTATAATATTACCCATCGGCTACCTGATGGAACTGTGACTGATTTACCTGTTGCAACTGTTATAGGGCCAACACTCATAGCGTTTTGACCTGACGCAATAGTATAACTTGTATTGACAGTATTTGCATTAATTACTAATCCATTAGAGGCAACAATTTCAGGTGCTGTTAAAGCTCCAGTAGATGGATTGGCAGTAAAGCTTGTATTTATGTAATCTACTGTTGTAGTTCCACTAGAAGCCGACTGAAAGCCTACATTATAATTTGTATTACTTGTAGTAGAAGTAATAGTTAAGCCAGCGGTATTGGATACCCAAGTTGGAGGTGTGCCTGATCCGTTGGATTGAAGAATGTAGCCTGATGTTCCGTAAGATCCGTTAAACGCTACCGCATTACTTGGATTAACTGTAATAGCATCAGCTGAGTTAGCATTGGTTACAAAGTGAATAGAGTTAGAAGACCCTGTACCAATAGCTAAATCTGTACCTTGTGAGTATAAATAGACGTTATTGGCAGCACCTAAAGCACCTGTTCCTGAAAAGCCACTACTGTTAATACCAAAGTCACCAAAGTATGCGGCTGATGTAGCTAAGTTATTACTTACGATAAAGTCTGTAGAAGCAGTGTTACCAGAATTGGTATTTTGTAAAACAATCTGATTATAGGAATTTACAGAGGAAGTAAATGATGCAAAGATGTTTGAATCAGAATATCCTAGTGTTCCATAACTAAATGCACCAGCATTTAAAGAACCTGTAATCGTAGCATTAGCTGCAAAAGCAGGAGCTGTGACTGTGGTTCCGTTATAGGTAAATGTAGATGAGTTACTAAATGCGTTTGTACCATTACCATATGGCACATAACCCGCAGTTAAAGATGTAAGTCCTGTTCCGCCTGCAACTACAGGAAGTGTGCCTGCAGTTAATGCATTAGGTGCGGTGGAATAAAGTGCATAGTTAGACGAGCCAAATGTAGTAAGACCTGTACCACCATAACCTGCTGCTATAGCTGTACCATTCCATACTGCGTTAGTAATCGTAGCATTATTAAAAGATGCATTTGTTGCACTAAAGTCAAACTCACCTGGTAAGAACGCATATTTAGTCCATGTACCCGCAGTCGTTGAGTTAGAAATTAAATATATAAAATCAGCACCACCAGATGGTACTGTATCTACAGTTGCAGAAGCATTATTTACAATTGTTAAAAGACCGCCAGCATCATTATCAAATATAAATGCAGCACCATTAGGTAAAGTAGTAGCATCTGGAAGTTGAAATGTTTGGGTTGTAGAACCTGTAAGTCTTTGGATATATGCAGATGCGGCTGTTAAAACAGTTGTAGATGCAGTAGAGACTGTAGCAGCATATCCAGCTAAAACATTATTTGCTGTGATATTTGAATTAGCATCACGCAAAACAACAGAGTTAATACCAGATGATGATGTGACTCCAGTACCACCATAAACTACGCCTACAGTCGTTCCTTGCCATGTTCCTGAAGCTATTGTGCCTAATGGAGAAACATTGCCTGAAGCGTCAAGATTGACTGATTTTTCTGCTGGATATGTAACGAATACGGAAGAACTATTTCCCACTAATGGGATTGCCGTGGTTGTTCCGTTGGAGTTTGATAAAACGGTTGTACGAGCTAGTTGATTTGGAGATCCAGTTGTAACTGTACCAAGACCCACTTCCCATGCTTGAGCTATGTTGTCATAGATCGTGTAGAAAGTGGTGTTATTACCAATAGTCGTGAAGGATTGGAAACCAGGCACTGCTCCATTAAGCGTAAGCGTACCCGTACCACTAGTCGTGGTAGTTTCCTGGACTCTATCCTTGACTACAAGAGCCATTTAAGCTCCTTAAGAGGTTGCAGTAGTTGAGTACGTTACCGAGACAGTATCACCAGCAGTTGTAGCTTTAGCTACAGAGAAAGCACCAGCTGAATATAATGTACCACCCGTATTGCCTAAAGTACTTGTAGCACCAGAGCCAGTTACTAAGAAACAACCACCTACTGTACCACCTGAACCTGTGATGGTATATGTGATTGCAGTTGCTGTTGATGTAGTAACGTTAGAAGGTGAAGTACCTGTTGATGTAGCTGTACCAAATACTGCTGTACCACGCACTGCTGAACCAGTTACTGTATAAGCAGTAAATTCTGTCCAACCAGCATGTGATGTCATTGTATCTGATGCTGCAAATGTAGGTGATGCACCTGAAATAAGACCTAAGAATGGACCTACTGTAGTGTATGTACCAGATGTAGTAAGTAAAGTGTTTAGAAGAAGTTGTTTACCAACAGCATTTACTAGGTTAGGAAACTGTTCTTCCCATTTTAAATTACCATTAGCATCACGACATTCAACTACGTAATGTCCTTCAATACCTACTGATTCATTGGAAATAGCATTAGCACCAAGACTAATAACCGCTTGATCTCCAAATCCTTGTGATTCTTTTAACATAAAAACTCCTTAAGTTGCAATAGAACTAGATATTCTCAACACGGCATTTGAAGAATTGCTAGTGGGAAAAGTGACTGTAAAGCTAGATGTACAGATCTTGTCTGAACCAAAATTTAGCACAAATATAGCTGCACCAGTAGTGCTATTATAAACTAAACCACCCCTACATGTAAAGCTTGCAGGACTCCAAGTGACATTATTGAATGTCAAATAAGAAGTATTACTTTGGTTATCATAAGCTATGGTAGGTGTTAAAACTATGCCTCCAGCTGTATAACCTGTGCCTGTAACTTCATTAACTGTGGTATAAGCAGTGGTAGTATTGCCTAAGTTTGCATTAGCATTATATAAAGCTAGTTTATATACATATGGGCTTGTAGGAGAGAAGTTCTCTGCTCCTTGAAGCATATTGTATTCAAATACAGTACAAGCGGTTTGAACGATCATGGATTAACCTTCATACGAGCCTGACCATTACGGTATGCATCACCTCTTTCAAGACCTGTACCAAGACGATTAAGTTGTTGGATAGCTTCTTGATATTTTTCTTCGTAGTTCTTAATAACATCAGGTTCTTGACGTTGGAATAACATAGCTTCACGCATAGAGCCATATAAAAGTACTGGATCATAGTTATCACCTAACCATGATGTGCCATTGACGTTAGAGATTGTATTTACTGGAATAAGCAATCCAGAACCAGAACCACCTAAACTTGAATTAGATGCACTTAATACATCAGTTAATGTGTAGAATTGACCACCATTTGTAAGTGTGACTGAAGCTACTGCACCTGAAGAATTCACTACAATATTAGCTGTAGCACCAGATCCTGAGCCTCCTGTTAAAGCTACTTCGGTATATGTTCCAGGAGTATACAAAGAACCACCTGAAATAGCATTAAAGCCAGTAATTTGACCTTGAACAATAGTAGGTGGATAGTAATAGTAGTGAAGTTCTACTTGATAATTATTATCTGGTGTTGGTCCTAAAATCAATGATAAAGCATCTAAATTTCCATATTGGTTACCAAATAACGCATAATGTTGTGGTAAACCTGTAGATGTAGAAGTTGGATAAGCTTGACGGATGTAGTTGACGTCTTTGTTTAAAAGGTAATTATAGTTGCCAGATGAATCTATAACGGCTAATGAGAACGCAGATAACCAATCATTTGGTAAAGATACGTATTGATTACCTAAAGTCAGTGTACCCGTTACGTTTTTACGTAATGATGGCAATTGAACAGAATTATAAATTCTGTCTTCAGCTTCTTGGACAAAACGAGGTATGTTAGCAACAAACAGTGGTTCTGTTGTTTCGGCATAGTCCATTATGGCTTGATACAATTGGACGTAATTGATTTAAATCACCCTAACCAAAGTATATTTATTTTTTACCTTGCCTTTATTAGCTATTAATTGTGAAATATTACCTGCAACTGTTCCAAAAAAATCTGCTGCATATTTTTGATTCAAAAATGATATGGCAAGCTCTTTACAATATACTGGTTTCCATTTTGCTTTTGCAGTTTTAGCAATATCATCTTGAGATTTTTTACGACCTATATTTGCTTTTCCCCATTTACTTCTAATTACAGGATCTTGCAATGTTTTCTTTAAAGATATGCTACGTTTAATAACAACTTCTTTAGGTGGAATATATCCTTTAACTCCAGATCCACCTTTAGTCATATTATAAACTGGTTTAAACTCTTCTATAAGTAATTTTTCAGCTTGATGCAACGACTCTTCATCAAAAGCATAAAATATCTCATCAAATACAAAGCTTTCAAACTTATATTTGTTAAGTGCTTCTGAAAATTTAGTCTTATATGTTTTCATTGAGCATTTATGATTGGTAATTCTTTTCTTTATATTTTGACAAGTTTGACCGATATATTGTTCACCAGTAATCTTGTTGGTACAAAGATAAATAATACCAAATCTATTCATTATGCCATTGGACCTCTAGCCTTACGGCCTTTAGTAGCAGCACCATTACCACGTGTTTCAACGCCATCAGTTTTTTCTTCACTGATACCATAGCTCATGCCACTTTTAATTGGATCAGTAATACGTGCATCTTTAGCTGATTTTTCACGGCTATACACGCCATCTTTCATTGGAGCTTCACCAGCTGCAACAGATGTACCGTTCTTTTCATAAGCTTCTGCAGGTTTGTTATTTCTAGCATGACCTGTTTTTACAGATGGGCTATTCTTTTTTGTTGGTTTAACTTGAGTGACCATATTATTTGCTTCCTGGTTTTTGGTTGTGAGCACGTGCTAAGTTACGGCCTACAGCTTTCATTGCTTTGCCTGTAACGCCACCTTTAGCAAGTTTAGTTTCTTTCTTGCCTTTGTGCATATGTTTTTCATGCTTGTGTATTTCTACATCAGCAATCTTTTTAACAGTTTTCTTTTCCATGTTTACTCCTTAAGTAGTTGTTATTGTAACGCTATTAATTTTTATTAATGGTAGCAAGTCATTTGGTGTTAATAATGTATCAAAGTTTCTTGCACCACCCACAGGGTTCCAACCCCACTGCGTTTGACGAGAACCATCTGAAGGATATCCTGCGTCATCTAAGTTTGTTACAGTTGGATCGTATGGGTTAGTCATTAATCCATATGTACCACCAACATTATAACTCACATCTGGTCTTGGTTCACGTACTGCTTGTGGATCATTAACAGGATAAAGACCAAGACTTAATTGTGGATGATCTGGATCCCAACATTCAGGACAAACTTTAATGTTAAAAAGCTTAGTTTTAATGACTTCTTTTTTAAGCTCTGTTAACTTATAGCGTTGACCACAGCGATCACATTCGGCAATTGCATACTTACCTGAGGCAAATTTATTAGGCATGATTACCTCGTGTAGAACATACTTCTAGGCACAAATCTTATTGATGCCTTTTCACGATCCTCTTGTGAAGCTAAATCCCATTGTTGATCATAGTCAGCTTTTAACGCTAATACACGGTTAGGATCAACGCCAGCAAGCTTCATTGATAAGTAATAAGCTAAACCTGCTACCATAGGTGGAATAAATCTGTATGGAATGTCATTGATCACTACACCAGATCCTGCGTCTTGAATACGTCTTAAACGCCAGTAAACAAATGTATAATTGCCACCAGAATTAGGTGTAGGCCATACATTAATGTTTGGAAGCTGAGGAACTAATGCAGTTGCACTATATGCATGAGATGTTGCTGTTGTTCCATTTTGTCCACGAATACAATTAAGCAAGTAATTATTAGTTGTATCAACATTAGGATAATAAATGATTTCATTGTCAAATTGTATAAATCCTGTAGCTGCTAAATCAGAAATATTTGGACCAATTTGAATATTCGTATCTGTTGCACTAATACCACCATTGCCATTAGATCCATTACCTACAAGATAGTCTTTATTTGCAGATGGACTAGTATTTCCAGACTGTCTGTTGATCCAAACTTGAATTGGACGACCAACAGCTAGTTTATTAGGGATTGTTGAGTATGTATCTTCAGAAATACGAGAAATATTGATGTCAATTTGGTTTTGTAACGTTCCTTGACGTACAACATGACTTAAAAGATCAATGGTATCTACAGGAAGTGGGTATGATATCTGTCCTGTTACTAAAGGAATCTGTCCTTCTTCTACAGTCCATAAATTGATGCCTCGATTAGCCCATTCAATCGTTAAAATGTTAAGACTGCGTTGAGCAGTCCTAAAATCGTAACCAGTTCTAAGTTCTAACCCACATCTTTCAAACGCCTCTTCAATGAGGTCGTTCATATTAAGATTAAAGGACGTTGTCCCTGTGGTATATGTCATTATTTTTTCTTAAGTTTGCCTAATGTTTGAGCCAATTTTGCTCTTTGACCAATTTTTCCTGATTTTTTTGCGGCAGACGCTAATTTTGATGCTGGAATCTTCTCTCCAGCCTTAACTTTTAGCGATTTACGCAAACTTCCTGGATGTTTGATAGCTCCAGCAATCCAATTGCCTGTTTTTCCGCCTTTTTTGTACTCATAAACCTGATTTGGATTATCTTTTCTGATAATTGTCTTAGGTTTTGAAGGCATCTTGGAGGGTTTTATATCACCCATTCCACGAGAGGCTCTCATATTACTTAGAGTAACCGCCACCACACATTTTTTCAACGATTTCATGGTGATGTTTGTGACCATGCATACCGCCATCGTGGTGTTTTAAGTGTTTTTCAACGTGTTCATGGTGATGAATATGACCGCCATGTGCGTGATGACCATCGTGATGCTTCATATGGTCTGCTACGTGTTCGTGATGATGTTTGTGACCGTGTTTCATATATTGCTCCTTAAATAAATTTACCTTTTGTTATACCACGTTTTTCAATACCATGACCTCTAACCTTACCACCTTTAGCTTTTTTAACTACAGGCCCCATATCAACTTCACCAACACCTTTTGGTACTGGATGAGTTTGAGTAGGTAATGCTTTAGTTTCTGGTGACATATCACCAGCTTTAACTATTGGAACAGGTTTAATATCTGATGCCATGATTAACAGTATTTACCTTTTGTGTGACCACGTTTAGCAATACCGTCAGCAACCTTAGCATAGCCACCTTTACGCATAGGTTTTACATCTTTAGGAGCAACTGTTTTACCAGAATCACCCAAGTTGTGACCTTTTGTATGACCACGTTTTTGAACTGCTGATTCACCGTGTTTTGTTAATTTGTTAGAACCTTTTTCAACATCTTCTGACATTGATTTAGGACCCATTGTTTCTTTTTCTTTAAACATTTTAGTTTTACCACCTTCTGCGTGTTTATGAACTTTACCACCGTGCTTAAGATTTAATCCACGTGTGTGACCAGATTTTTGAACAGCGTGTTCACCATGTTTTAATGGTCTTTCACCTGCTTCAATTGCTGGATCTTCTGTTGGGCCACCTTTAGCCATTTTCTTCATGTGTGATTTACCACCATGCTTCATACCAACGCCACCTGGACCACCCATACCAACTGGTGGAACACCTGGAACTGGAGATGCTTGTGGAGGAACCATAGGTGTACGAGCCATTGGAGCACGCATTGGAGCTCTTACTGGAACTGGTACTGGTACTATTTTTGTTCTTGTTTTTGCCATGTTATTTACCTTTTAAATGTTAGTTACAATTCCATCTTTTTAGAGATGCTGCTTTACGAGTAGGTCTGCCTTTTTCATCTTTCATAGGACCTGGCATTCCACTCATTCTAGCACAAAATGATCTTTTGCGTGCACCTCCTTGCGGCTGAGGCGCTTTTAAGTGACTACCAGTTTCCCTATTGTATTTAGCACGACCTTTAGCTGTAAGTCCAGCACCTTTGGACACTGGTAATTTCTCACCACGTCCAACAGATAATGAAACTCCACCTTTTTTCATCTTAGCTGTCTTGGCAGATTCTTTAAATGCTTTAGCAGTTGGAGCACCTTTAGCTCCTGGTTTACGCATATGTTCACCACTACCGTGAGCTATACGCTCCTGTTTAGCGTGAATGTTTGCATAAAGGCCGCCATATTTAAATTTCTTACCTTTGTCAGCTTCGGCAAAGTCTTTACCTACAGATTGGGGAATACCTACTTTTTTAGCAAAGGCTTTATTATGAGCCACTGCTTCCATGAGTCTATGTTGTTTTGCTGATTTACTGGGCATGATGTTGTCTGATTAGTTCGTCAATCTTACTTTCTAATTTAGAGAATCTACCATCTAAGTGGGATACAATTCTATCTAATTCAGCTTGAGTTACATTGTCTCGTGCAATTTCTTCACGAGTACGATTAAGTAAAATGCTTATTCTTTGTAACTCATCAAACTTGTCTTTAACAATAAAACCAACAATACCAACAGTGACTGACAGGATAAAGTTCCATGCCAACATGATATCGTTAGCTGACATGATTAAAAGTATCCTGGGAATGTATTGCCAGCATCAGGATTGTTTTTGATAAGTTTACCATTAATAACAGCACCAACTTGAACATTGCTACTATTATTGGTTCCTATTTGCCAAATAATGTCTGATTTTTCTGGATAAAAGAATGGTGTACTTGATCTATCAATAGTAAATACTGAAGTAAATGCTTGTTGTAATACATCAAATTGAACGCCAGTATTATTATTTTTAGACAATACATTGTAATACATTTGACTACCAGTGTATCCATTGTCAGTATTAATTTCAACTTGATATAAATAATAACTATATCCTGCAGGAACAGTATAAATAGCAGCTTGTGTTTTACCAATACCAGGATTAATTTGTGCAACAATATTAGATCCTTGTGATGCTGTGATTGTTCCTACATTAGTGACTTGGCTAGTGCCTGGAACAACCATGGTCATGCTATTCACTCTGTAATAACTATTAATAGTTGTAACAGAAGAAGTACCATTTAACAATATAATTTCTGATATAGGATTAAAGTTTGCATCTAACCCAGAAATAGAAATAGCTGCTTTTGTATTATCAGAAGCAGATGAACTGACTAAAACTAAATTAGCTGCAGAAGCTGGGAAAGTATATGCTGTTGCATTTTCCCATATAGCAATCGTTGCATTTTGTGCTGTTGTGGTTGAAGAAATAGCTGTATTGTAACCAAATATATTAACATTTGAATGACCATATACTTGACCACGAGCTACTTGTAAGTCAAATGGCTCATATTTAGCCTGACGTGTAATTGAGTTTACAACATTATTTGTTTTTGGTACTGGATATACCATGATTAATCTCCTAAAGTTAAAGAATGGGGGACGAATCCCCCACCAAGATTAATTAATCAAAGTTACCGTATGGGTATGTTGTAGAATTACCAATGTTCATGTCAAGTTGGTTATAACGAACTGTTACTTCAATTTGACCTGTTGTTGGTGTAGCTAAACTAGAACCAGTAATTGCTAATGTAACAACAACTTGGCTAAACCATGAAGGTTGTTGACCAGGTTGAATATTTTGTACATCTTGTAATGTTGCACCAGAGTATGTTAATTGTGTACCAACAAATGTTGCAGTACCACGAGTTGCTGAAGTTACAGCAGCCATAGTAGCGTAAACGCCAGTTGATGTAGCAAAGTTATTTGAAACATATGGTTGAATAGATGTAGCTGTATGTGTACCATCTGAAGGTAATGTACCAACATCAACAATGATGTCAGTAATATTTGATGAGTATGGTAATAAGAATACAACACCACGATAAGCAGTACCAGTAGCATCAGCTGTAGGAGCAGAAGCTTTAGTTGGACCATTGGTGCTATAAACACCAGATTGTGGAGTCCAGATTGTAGCTGTGTTATTTGGAATGTTGCTTGATGTAACAAATGCACCAGAACCACCACCGTAATTAGCTGTGTTTGGAGTTGTTACTGAGAAATCTAAAAGTGCAGACTGAACTAAGTCAGTGTAGCCCACATCACGTTGTGGACCAAAACGGTTGTCACCCGATAGAATCGGGCCGTCAAAGGTAGAACGAGCCATAATATATCCTTATGCAAAAGTCCTCTTATCAATCATTGCATTGTCTGCTGGGGCAGTCCGATAAGAGTAATCACCCAGATATAATATTCTTGCATAAAATGCTTGAAATTGCAACAAATATCTATTAATATTGCAAACTATGAGAGCATATCCAGAGCAGGTTTTACACCAATATAATCAAGCATTTTCCTTGAAATTACAAGGTAAAGTCCAAGAAGCATTAACTCAATGTGAGTCTATTTTAAAGATTCATCCAACTTATTCTTTAGCCCTTCAGCTCATAGGCATAATATTTGCAGAAGTCAAGAACTATCCCATGTCTTTAGAATACTTTACAAGAGCCATGAAGCATGATAGGAAGAATGCGGCTATTTATAGTAATCGTGGCAATGTTTACCAAGATACCAAACAATATGACTTGGCTTTAGCTGATTTTGATCGTGCCATAAGTATCAAAAGAGACTTTGTTGAGGCTCATTATAATAAAGGCAATTGTTGTAAAGAGATGAATCAATATGAAAAAGCTATAGAATGCTACAAAAGAACACTAGTCTTTAATCCAAAATACAAGGATGCCTATACAAATATGGGTACTTGTTATCAAAATTTACAACAGTTTGATAAGTCAGTTGAATGTTACGATAAGACGATTGAGATCAATCCACAAGACTGGATGGCTTATAACAATAAAGGTTATGCATTACATGTATTAATGAACCTAGACGAGTCTATTAAAACATATGATCAAGCTATATCATCTAATCCAGATAACCCAGATCCTAAGTTTAATAAAGGACTTGTAGAGCTTTTAAAGGGTGATTGGGAAAAAGGTTGGGAAGGACATGAAGTTAGATGGACTAATCGTTTTTCTCCAGTTAAATTGCCTAAACTTTGGAAGGGTGAGGATCTAACAGATAAAACAATCTTTATTCATCACGAACAAGGTATTGGTGATACGATCCAATTCTGTCGTTATCTTAAGCTTTTAAAAGCTAAAAAGATTATTGTAGCTGTTAAGCCAGAAGCTTTTGCCTTATTAAAATCCATGCCTGAAATAGATGAGATCTATGATGACTTATCTAAAGTAAATGAGAATGATTATCATTATCAATCACCATTTATGTCATTGCCTTATATATTTAAAACAAGACCTAACAACATTCCGCATGATGTTCCTTATCTATTTGCACCAGAAGATCGTGTAGCTTATTGGAAAGATAAGTTAAAGGATGATAAGAAGTTTAAAGTAGGACTTGTATGGTCTGGTGGATTTAGAGCAGATCAGCCAGAATTATGGGCTGTTAATAATAGACGTAATGTTCCATTAGATAAGTTAGCTTCATTCCAAAATGAAAACATATCATTTTACAGTTTACAAAAAGGTGAGTTTGCTGAAGCTGAATTAAAGAACTCTAAAGTATGGAATATGATTGATTATACTTCTGAGTTACAAGACTTCTCAGATACTGCTGCATTGATTGAAAATCTTGATCTTATAATCTCTGTAGATACATCGACTGCACACGTAGCTGGTGCTCTAAACAAACCTGTATGGATGATGAATCGATTTGACACATGCTGGAGATGGTTAACAGAAGGCAACAAAACAGATTGGTATCCAAGTATGACTATCTATAGACAGAATAGTTTCAACAATTGGTATAACGTGATTAACAATATTGCAATAGACCTACATGCACTTTCCAGAAGATAATCTTTACCTTGTAGATGGAGGTATTGGAGACTTCCTCCAATTTGTGCCATTTATGCTTCAATATAAGCGTAGATACTTTGTTTTAACGCATTTTAAAGGTGCTAAAGAGCTTATGTTAGCTTTAAATGTCATGCCTGATACGTTAATGTATTACTCTACAGAACCTGAAAAAGTAGAGAAAATTAAACAAATTGCACTCCATAATACCATCAATCAATGTCCAAGACATTTTTACTTCTACGGTAATCCATTCCCAAAACAAAAGCCATTATTTGATAATGATAAAAAGACTATTGGTGTTCATCTAAATGGAAGTAAGTTCTCTTTAGAATGGCAAATAGCCCATAATATGATTACTAAATCTATTCCTTCAAAGATTATAGAGTCTTTTAAAGATTACAATGTGATTGTATTTGGATTGCCTGAAGACTTAGAAGGTTTAGAAGAGTCTGATCATGTGAAGTTTGTTTGTTATAAAGATATAGCCAAAAGCTTTGCTTATGTTGAACAGTGTGATTATGTGGTGGCTGCAGATAGTTCTGTTAAAACCATGAGCTCTATGTTACGCATTCCTACATTCGTATGGATGGCAGATAACGAAGATCCATTTAGAGATAAGATCTTTATTGATCAATATGTCAAAGATGGCATTATGAAAACATTCAAATATAAAAATGCTTTTGATGATATGGATGAAGGCATCAAGCAAACCATGGAGTTTTTAAATGAATCCAAATAAAGTAGTTAATTCACAATATGGTCAAATCATCATAAATACAAACGATAAGGGAGTTGGAGCTTCTATATCTGAAGGATCATATTTTGAGCCTGAAAATATAAACATTATGATTGGAGTGATCAACACACTTCTACAAAGAAAAGACAAAATTACATTCTATGATGTAGGTGCTAACATTGGAACACATACGTTAGCCATAGCTAGTACATTCAAAAATAAAGTATTTATAAGATCATTTGAAGCTCAAAGACAAGTTTATTATATGTTATGCGGAACTATTGCTTTAAATGGATTACGCAATGTATATGCTCACCATTGTGCCGTTGGTGGCTATTATGGTTTGATTGATATTGATTTACCAGATTACAATGTAAGACAAAACTTTGGTGGTCTTGAGATTAAAGAGATAGATAAATCAGATAATCAAGATATGATTTTTAATAGTTCAGAAAACATTGAAATGATGAGATTAGATCAGTTTCATGAACCTATTGATTTCATCAAAATGGATATTGAGGGAATGGAGGAAGAGGCTTTATTTAGATCCTCGCTTATGCTTGAGGAGTATATGCCTGTTTGCTACGTGGAAATATTTAAATCTAATCAAGATCGCATTTTTAGCTTCTTTAAAAGCCTTGGCTATAAATGCTATTCAAATGGTCAAGATATGCTTGCTATGCCGACTGGCATGGATGTAACTATTCTAAATTTTAATCCTGTATAAAAAGCCCCTAGATGGGGCTTCCTATTATTGTGCTGGAGTAACTCCTTGTGGAGTTACAGGAGCTTCTGGAGCAACTTCAGGAGTTGATCCTTCTACTGGTGTAATGGTAGCAACTTCAGCTGGACTTACAAACAAATGTTTAAAATGAGAGATTTCAACATTCATTGCAACTTCAATTGCACTTTCAATAGCACCAAAAAAGCTTTTTACATAACCAAAAATAGTCTTAAGGATTTGTAAATGAGCCTTTACTAAGTTCCATAAATCTTTTAATAATTGCATACTATCTCCTTTGTTAGATAAAAAACCCCACTTTTTTAAGGTGGGGCTTTCTATTTATCAACTAACTAGTTTCCTAATTAGTATGAACCGTAAACACCTAGTGGATCAGAAACACCGAATGAATAACGTTCACGAGATTTATATCTCACGTTACCAGTGTCAAAGTCACCGTCCATAGAGTTTTGTAGAGGTGTTCTAACGAACATTTTAAGACCATTAGGCACATCTGTTGTTAAGAACCAAGCATTAGTTGCTGTTAAGAAGTGGTTAATTGTATAACCTTCTGGAACAGAACCGTTGTTCTTAATAGCATTGATGTCGTTGTTGTTTGTACCAACACGGAGTTCTGTGTCAAGTAAACGTGTAGCAACGAATTGTAATGCTGGTGGAACAACTAATTTGCGTGGTTTAGCAGCGATCAAGAGACCACGTTCATCAGTCCATGCAGCGATTTGAATAACAGCATTTTCCAATGATGTTTCATTCAAGTCAGCAGGAGTTGATGGTGTGTTAGCATTAACGCCACCAGACACCAATGGGTGTGCAGTAGAGAATAATGATTGACCGTCACCGTATGTGAAGTTTGAGTTGAAGCCGTTGTTTAAAACAGCAGCACCTTTAACTTGTTTTGTGTACGCCATAGCACGAGCTAATGCTTTAGTATAACGAGCTGATAATGAATCATACAAGTTATCTTCAATAGCTTCTTCAGTTAAGCTGAAGCCAAGAGCAATAGTTTCGTGGTTGTAGCGAGCAGTCCAAGCTTCTTGTGCATTGTCATATGCAATTGCTTGACCTTCGTTTTTAACTGGTGCAGCAGAGAAACCAGAAAGTTTTGTTTCTTCTTCGAATGAACGTTCAGAAGTTTCGATTTCATAGATTTCTTTGTGTTCTTCACCATAACGAGCATATTCAAGACCGAACAAAGCGTTAAGTCCAGGTAATAGCTCTTTGAGTAGCTGGGCACGAGATATAGCCATTTAAATTTCTCCTTAAACGCCAGTGGCTTGTAAATATTGATGAGTTCCAAAATTCCACTTCACTAAGAGTTCAGTGAACCCTGCGAAAGTTAAAGTTTGGGTCGTAGATGTAGTAGCCGCTGCAGATAAGTTTACTGTTGTACCAGATACTGATGCAACATAAGCACCAGCAGGAATGCCAGTACCATAAACTTGCATACCAACATAAATGTTAGCATTAGCTGCAGATAATGTTACTACTGTTGTGCTGTTTGTAGTAGCTGTTTGTGATGCTGATAACGCTGTATCAGGTACACCTTGGATAATACGAACAGGCAATGAAAGTGTTGTAGTAACACCGTTAATTGCAACTGCTGAATCACCAGTTACTGTTGAACCAGTATTTTGTACTAAAGCAGCATTTAAACCGATTGCGTATTGACCGATAGCAGTCATTGTTGTGCCAGATGTTACAGCAGCAACTTTGAATACTGTGTCAGGATCTTCTACTACTACAGCTGTAATGTCACCAGCTGGAAGCACAGGAGATGTTACACCACCTGGGTAGTATTGTTGCCAAATACGTTGATTTGTACTTGGGTTAGTATAGTAACAACCAACGAAAACACCAACTGGGGATGCAGTAGCTGTACCAGTGTCTTTAGTAACTGTACCGTCTGATTGGATCTTAACTGCGTCACCATTATAGATTGCAGTCGCTGAACCATTAGCGATAGGGAAGTTACGTGTTGCACCAGCAAATACTTGACCACCAATTAGATTAACTGGCTTGAGCCCATATGGGGCTGGTACTGAAGGATATGCCATTTAAAACTCCTAATATAGTTAATTTTTATTACCAAAAGATACTGTAGACTTACGTTCTGAGAACAAAGGCATACGTGCATCATTTTGACGCATAAAACTATTATCAACTGCTTCGGCTTGTTGCTTAGTCATATTGTTCTCATAGTCCATACGGGCTTGAACAAACTCTTGCGGAGCCTTACATAATAATAGTCCGCCAATCTCAATGTTGTCTTTAAAACGACTATCGGGATCAACTAGCAAGGAAAACTTAGGTTGTTCTTCTGCTCTTACTGGTTCCCATCCTTCTCTTAAACGAGAGGAGAGATTTTTCGGATCAGCAACGTTAAGCATTGAAACTCTAATCCATCTATACGCATAACCAGCTTGCTTATCTGGTTCTGGTAGCAATTCAGGAGGGGTCCAAGCTTTTGGACGCTCTTCTTGTTGACGAGTTTGTACATCACGGGGAATTCTATTTTCAGCCATTTTGGGACTCCAATTTAGTTAATTCCATAGCATATTGCTCTGGAGAAAGTTTGAACTTTTTAGCCAAAGCTAATTGCGTTTGCGTCAGTCTAATCTTTTTTGGGGATGTAGAACGTGTTGCAGGTGCTACTACTGTAGCGGGTTTTTTGGCAGAGTCTTTGGTCTCTGTTGTTTCGCTCTGAAATTTTTCAGGGAAACGTTTACGCATCTCGGTATCAATTGCGTTCCAGTAAGTGTCGGAGCCTGTCGGGACACCGTCTCTTTCCAGACGCTTATGAATACCCATTGCAAGGAAACTCATATCCTCATCCACACCGTACCAACTATTTTTATCTAGCCAGGACTGGGTTTTTGAGTCCAGCTTAGGTGTAGGTTGAGCTTGAGGTATTTTAACCTGATTTTCCTCGTTTTGTAAAGCACTTTCTTCATATTGTGGCTTATAACGCTCAATTTCTTGGGCTTTTATCTTTGCAGCCATCAATTGTTCTTGTGCTTCAATCAAAGCTTGAGAATCACCAGCATCTAATGCCTCTTTAATTTGACGTTTTGCAATGTCTAATTCACGAGTTGAGTTCTCTTTAGCAGTAGAAACATAGACTTTTTCACCATCTGAAAGACGGTTTTTAAGCTTTTTAGTCTCATCTAATAAAGATTGAGCTACACGAATAGCTTCTTCTTGTTCACGAAGTGCTTGTTCCTTAGCTCTACGCTCATCGTTAATGAGCTTTTTCATTTGTAATAGACGTTGTTTAGCTTCTTTAGAGTATTCTTCTAAAGTATCTTCTTCAACTTCTTTTACAATTTCTTCAGGTAAAGGAGTAGCGTTCTTTTGATCTTCAATAGGACGATCATCCTCTACTTCGATTTCAATCTTAGCTTCAGGTTCCTTTTCTACTTCTGGAGCCTTAACTTCTTCTTCGATTTCATCTGGGAATTTAAATTCTTCAGCCATATATCCTCCTAAACACGACTAATTCCACGAGGATCTTGTACTACTGCCTCGACAGAATCATCATTGATTAATCGGAATTCACGACCATGAATCTTTAATCGTGTGCCTGTATTAGGACGTGCAAGGATAAAATCTCCTTTTTTACACCACGGTCCTGTAGGGAAACGCTTTTCGTCCTTGTAACAATCAGGACCCATATCTACAACAAAGAATACTGTAGATAGAACTTCTTCGTTTCTCATTGTATCAGTGGATTTTAAAATACCACTGTCAAATTTATCTTCAGCTTCTGGTAAGGCACATAACATTCTATAGCCTTGTGGTACTGGAAGCTGTCTTGCTTTTTCCTCATCCGTTTGGGGAAGAGTTGTTGCTTGGGTTACATCATCGGGATTTGATCCGATTAGTAGTTCACTCATCTGAGTTCTCCATATTGTGTTTTAGGTCTGATACAAACATACGTGCAGAGAGAAGACCTTTTATCTCACCGCATATTCTTTGGTATTCAGCGAAGTCTTTGGCTTCGCCTACTCCCAAAATTTCTTCTAATCGTCTTACCTTTTCATCTATCTGTTTGAGAATTAGATCTAAAAGTTGCATTTATTACTCCTTTGGTTGTTTAGGTTCGTTTTTAGATTGTTCATTTTGATGTTGATGTTCTTTCTTTTGTTTTACCAATTCAGAAAGCACTCTTACATCATTTGCATTTTTAGTGTTTTGCATTTGTTGTTTAGACTTACCAATGTCAGCACCGATACGTAATCCTTCAATCTTTTGTTTAGCTTCAAGATTAGCTTTATCATTTTGAGCTTTAGCAGCCGTTTGCATACCAGCAATTTCTTTCTGAGCTGCAATACGTTGTTTTTCAACTTCGATTTGGTCAGCTTTAGCAGCAGCTTCAATCTGCATCTTCTTCATCTTAATCTCAATTTCTTGAGCTTTTAATTGAAGTTCTTTCATTTGCATTTGGATGACAGGATCATTAGCAGCTTGTTGAGCTTGTTGAGCAGCCACAGCAGTTTGATTTTGATTGAGCAAGTTTTGAGCAGCAGGAACAGCGGCTTTAGTAATAGCGGCTTCTTGTTCAGGTGTAAGACCCCAATCAGGATCATCACTGAACGGTATATCAATACCAGCCATAAGTTCCATTTGACGTTTATACTCAAGACCTACGTGCTCTGTGATATGTGCTTGCATAGCTTGCATAATCATAGGAGCTTGTGGGTTTTGACCAATGATTTGCTTAATCTTAGGATCATTCATTGCAGCCATATGAATTTGAATATGTGCTTGATGATCTTGGTATGGGAAAGCTTTTAAAGGTTGATTCTTTAAAGCATTCACATTCTCAGTGATTGCATCTACAGGTTTCATATCATCTGGCATAGGAACTAACTTCTCAGCGTTCTTAATACCAATCACATCTAACATCTGACGATGTAAGTAAGGTAAGTTATAAAGCTGTGGAGCAGTTTGAGATAATTGAAGTACTGCCTGATACTGTACGACTTTTTGTGACATCGTAGCTGCATTAGGATCAGATACTGGAATGATAGTCGTAGTTTCGTAGTCTTTTTTACGTGCAGTTCTGCTACCTTCAGATGGTTCATAATCATAATCTTCAGGTGCATAGTCAGCAATAATGTCTTTTAATAATCTAAACTCTTGTTTCATTGAGTAATGAATACGAGCTTGGATCGCTGACATGACTTTTAAAGTACGTTCTAGGATAGCTAGTGTAGTTCCTACAGGGCTATTTGCAGACATATCAGAAACTTTAATATCACCAGCAGAAGCGAATCTACGACCTTCTTCAACAATTTGATTGAGTAAAGTAATTAAAGTCTGGCTTGGTTCCTTATATGGCAATGGCATGATGTTATCTTTCATTGCACCAGAAGGCACATCTACGTCCCTAAATTCTCCTGGAGCGATTGGAGTATCATCACCTTTGACTCTAAGGCCTCTGGTCTTAAATCCACCAGGGAGATTTGCAAGTGATCCAGCGTCAACTAATTGTCTAAGTATGGATGTTCCAGATTTTGCAAATGCTCCGATTAAGTGGATTAAGCCAAAACAATAAAATCCAAATCCTGGGATATAACCGTAGTGTACAAAGTGTTGACGCTTTTGATGGGTCTTATCATCAGGATCCCAATTACGTCTAATTGCTAAAATATTACCTGAACTCTTTTCTAAAGTAACAACATAAGGAAGAGCTAAACCTGTAGATTCACCTTTGTCGTCTGTATGTTCATAACCTGGCAAGTCAAGGTTAACATGCATCTCTAAGATCTTATAACGATCATCAGTCGTAGCACGGAAGCCTAATTTCTCGGCAATTTTCTTTTCTATTTCATCAAGCGTATTGTCTGGATCACCAAGATCAATGTCACGATAAAAGCCAGCAACTTGTAAATGGCGAAGTTCATTTTCTGTTTTCCTCATCACATGGGTTACACGTTCAGCAGACTCTAAGCTTGATGCACCATAAGGTACAACCAAGTCTTCTGCTGGGACATACATAGATACTTGACGATCCAATTGTGGATCAACATAAATCTTTTTAAAGCCGTTACCTGAAAGACCTAGACCCCATAACATTCTTTCATGTTCAGGTCTATATTCAGTCATTACGTCTACGAGTTCGTGGTTCATATCATCAACCACACGTTCCATTGCTTTTTTCTTTTCTGGTGTTTCTTTACCTACTATCTCACCTTTAACAGGACCAGATGCAGGGAAAGTATCCATGATGGTTTCTGACTGGAACTTAACGACTGCTTCGGATAGGACTGGATGGAATACACCACAGGCACCTTCCCATGGTTCGTTACGTTCTTCAATCTTAAGACCTAGAAGTTCTAAACCATCTACATAGGTTTGAATCCAGTCTTTTCTTGAATCTATATCTGATTGGAAGTCACCGATCAAATCTCCACCAATTTGTTGGAGTTGACCTTCTGACATATGTTCTGCTAAGTTTTCGCTAAAGTCATCGTCTTCACCCTTTTCCATATGCATATCCATACCTGGAAGATGAATGTCTAATGATTCTGGGTTTTCAATTTCAATCTCCATGTCAGGTTGTTCATTAATTGCAGATAAACCTTGTGGAGCTTCGTATATTGCTTTTTCGATTGCCATAATTGTCCTTATCTAAATGCGGGTCCCATAGCCCAAGCCACCGCTGTAAATCTCTCACCAGAGGTAACAGCAGTCACTCGATGTGGTAACACCGATGGAAAAACGATAATACTTCCCTTAGGAAGTTTTGGAATTGGAGAGTCCAAGTCCTTTAGTTCTAGTAAGCCACCTTCATAATCATCTGGGTTTGACAGAATAAGTATTGAGGAGAGTTTGCGTTGATTGCCAAACTCGTCTGGATTGTAAGAGTCACTATGCCAATCATAGTGGCCACCTACTTTATAATGTCCGATCTGGACTGGTTCTATATAAGATGTTGCATAATTCCAATTTGCTTGGATATTGGCAAGTCCTATATAACTCTGCATTATACATCCAACTGGCTCCATTGGGTTAACAAATACAATATTTGTTTGACGTTTGTCTGGATTTATGTATGTTTCATTTGCATGCATAAAACCACCGTCTTTACCTTTAGACCAGTCAATTTCTTTTAGGATAAGATCACACATATCTTCTGATATGATTCTTTCCTGCCACCATACACGTGTCTTAATAATAAGCTACTCTCCTTCTAAATTCTCTTGGTTCATCGGGCTCATCACTTGGTAACGGTATAAAGCCACCACGTCTAAATCTAAGTAAAGCCTGTGTCGTGGAGTCGACTAAGTCGTCATGGTCTGAGTTAGGGAATGCAGCCATTTCCTCGATGACTTCCTCCGCCCACCTTTTACGAGGAGCCCACACTTTGCCTGATGCGAAAAGATCTGTTACTGAATTCACACGACTAATCTTGTCATTACCTCGTGTCGGTGTAAATTCTTGTACAGGTATACCCATACGTCTTAACTCAAAGATTAAAGGTGCACCTGAGGCCTTAGCTTCCACGATAAACGCATCTGGGTTCCACTCTTGATACATTTGCATAGCCCTTCCCTTTAGTTCAGGAAACTCCATACGTTCCTTTAAAGCGTCAAGCAAAATAATGTTAGGGTCGTTTGGGTTTTCATTTAAGAAGAAGACACCCCAAGTTGTACATGCACTATAGTCAGAACGCTCTGACTTTGTAAAAGCAGTATCCCAACTTTGTATAATAAATTCACAAGGAGGAGGGATTTCTTTTTCCCACACGTTCCACCATTCCCGTTTAACTAAAGCACCTTCTTCGGAAGTCGGGTCTTGTTGATACTGTGCTTGCCATTTAGATAAAGGCAACTCAATACGTAACTTATTAAGTTCGTCATAAGACCAGAACTCTGGCCATAAAGGTTTATCGTTAGGAAGAATCGCTGGGAGTTCAATAATCTCCCACTCATCTCCATCACGATCTACCATGGCACTTAAAATCTTTCCAGTCAGGTCTCGTTTAGACCAACGAGTCATAACGACTACGATAGAACCACCTGGCTGTAAACGTTGTCTTGGACCAGAGGTATACCATTCGTACACCTTGTCGAAGACAGAAGGATCACCAGATGCTAAGGCCGCTTCTTGCTCAGAGTGTGGATCATCAATAATAAGAAGGTCAGCACCTTTACCAGTAACAGTACCACCAACGCCAATAGCAAAGTACTCCCCATTAGCATTAGTCGACCAACGTCCAGCAGCTTTCGAATCACTTCTAAGGGAAACATTAGGAAATACACGAGCATAAGCCTCCGAGTCCACTAGGTTACGAACTTTACGTCCAAAGCCAACTGCTAGTTCAGCTGTGTTCGAACATTGAATAATCTTCTTATTAGGAAACTGCCCTAAGTACCAAGCAGGAAGTAAATAAGACGCAAACTCAGACTTAGTATGACGAGGAGGCATGTTAATAATAAGACGCTTAGTTTTTCCACTGGCTATTTCCTCAAATTTTTTAGCCATAACTGCATGATGTCTTCCATCGATGAAACCTGGCCACATCGTCTTAACAAACGTCAGGAAGTCTTTTTGACCCTGTTCTCTTAAGACGGTGTCTTGGTATTCCTTAACCCGTTCCCAAATAGGGACTTGTTCAGCTTCGGGTAAGAGCTTAATGAGTTCTTCTATCTCGTTCATCGTTTAAACCTAGCTTCGTAACGTCTATACTTCGCACCCCAATATGGGTTATCTAGGATCACTTTCATCGGTTTATGAAAAATCCCAGCCCGATCAATCTTGCACCGTTTTGATGCATTCGGATGTAGAAGAAAGCGAAGCGAGATGGTAAGCCTATTCATGATTACGTAGTCTCATATAAGAGGGACGTATAGACCTATGCCTACCTTTTATCCCTTTACATAGTCCTAAGTCTACTAATGCCCACATCTTCCTACAAACATTACCCCTACCCTTTTCACCAGTAAGCCTCATAATGTCATCTATAGAGGGGCCAAAGCCAAACTCTTTCCACCAGGTCTCTATGATCATATAGATCTCTTTTTGTACAGGAGTCAAAATATATACCCTACCTAGTCATGGGACCCAAAATCATCAAGGGGGGTCATTTCTATATCCACGCCTAACTCAACCTTCAAAATTTCAGATACCCCCTCCCCCTCTTCTTCTACTTCGTCTAGGGTGGGTACTTCGCTAGGATTTGATATTTGATTTTCTGGAATATTATGTAATATCTCTGCCCTATCATCATGGTCATTTAGGGGGGTGGGGTGCGGTGGGGTCTCGGATAGGGGAATATCGTTCTCCGTCTCGTCCAATTCCTCTGACATAGGTTCGTCATCTGATATAAGTTCGGCATCTTGTATCGCTTCCCCTCTTATCTCTGACAATAGTTCGTCCGCACTCCGTTTCTTATCGTCTGACAATGTGAGACTGTTACCTATAGCTTTTCGTAAGCTGTCCATTAATCGCTGTTTGACTTCGTCCGAGTTGGTGACAATCGTGGCGGTCTTATCCCTGTCTTCAAACAGTCCAACTTCGGTGAATTTGCCAATCAGTTCCAATGCTTTGAGGCGGTCTCTCGGTGACAAGTCGTCATCAATAGCGAGTTCGGTAATTTTTTCTATGGCGAGAGCTCTTAAAGAAGTAGGCAAAATAAGATGTTTTATCGTTTCTGACGCTTGTAATTGATTTATCATAAGTGAGACTTTAGTGTTGTTGAATACTTTATTGGCATTGACTGATTGTCCGTTTGGCTTCCCTTGAGTGTCATAAGCGTTTCGATAGGCTTCAGTCTTATTCATTCCCTTGAGGACGATATTTTCAGTAAACTTACGCTGTTTTGATGTTAGCTTGATGTCGTTCCCTAGTATCTTATCCAATGGGACTTGCTGTATCGCTTCGCTTATTTGGCGTTTAGATAGCTTTGGCGGCGGTTTGGTCATAGGTATAAATCAGGTATATTGAGAATGATTCTCATTATAGTTTAGAAATCGAACGCTGTAAAGCGATTTTAACGAACGATTGATAGTCACTTGATATTCTGATATTAACTTTTTAATCGTTTGTTATAGTGCGATTGTGTGCTTTTTAGCTATAAAGTGCTTTTTCGCTTCGCTTTGAGGTCTCAAAAATGGCGGTTTTAAGTCGTTTAAACGGGCTTAAAAATAATTGTTGCAATTAAAAATTACATCAATTAAACTAGCAATACATGAAATAAAACCTTTTCATGTGTTTATTAATAAAAAGAGGAGTAGTAAAAATGAATAGAGAGACATGGCTTAATCAAGTCACCGAGCAATTTATCAGACCATTGTTTATTTCAAAAGGGTTTGAGATTCCAAAAAACGTCCGCTTAACTTGCGGTTTACCTAGTCAAAAAGCGTTCGGCATGAAGCAACAGCGGATTGGTGAATGTTGGTCTGACATAGCTTCAAAAGACGGACATTACGAAATAATGATTTCACCAACGATTGCGGATAATCAAACAGTCACTTCTACATTAATACATGAGTTAGTCCATGCGACTGTTGGTCTCGAAGCTGGACACAAGAAGCCGTTTAAACAATGTGCTGTTGCTGTTGGTTTGACAGGCAAAATGACAGCGACAACTTCAACGGACGAACTCAAAGCAATCATGAACGAATGGTTTTTAACTGTTGGTGATTATCCTCATGCTGTATTAAGCGGAATGACCAACGGAATCAAAAAACAATCAACAAGAATGATTAAATGCGAATGCGAGGAGTGCGGATATACAGTAAGAATGACAAGAAAATGGCTTGCTGTTGGCGTGCCAAATTGCCCTCAATGCGATATTAAATTGAGTTCTGATAATAACGAGGGAGAGGACGAATAGTCCTCCCCTATTTTTTGGAGATAAAAAAATGCAACAGTATATTAAAAGCATAACAAATCAGTTTAGAGACTATGACGGACAAAAGGTAAATGTATTTATCATCAATGACCGATACGAAATACACACCGATTGTGGCGTGTGCTACGATACAATAAAAGGCGGTGATTTACCGCAATATATTTTTAGATTGAGAGAAGCATTAACAAACAACAGGTTTTATTTATAATGCAAATTTAAGCCAATTAGCAATAGTTGGCTTATGTGTGCAATTTCGCACGATTAGAGAGGAAAAGACAAAATGAACTTAAACCCAATCAGAGCAAATTTGACAGAGGTTATTATTAACAACGATTTGAAAGTGTTATTTAGCTATAAAACTCCTGTGGCTTGTGAGTTAAAAGGCGAGATTTTCAAAACGGATAAATTCTGGAGTAAAACTACAACACGCCATATTAACCAATGGCTTGACGGACGAAACGCAGAGACAGCTTACCAATCATTTTTTGACACATTGACAGGAGGTCTAGTATGAGTGTTATTAACATGAATTTATATCAAGTAGAATATCTATACAACGGAGAATTTTGTCGCAATAATTTTAATTATGAACATGAAGCAAAACATTTTGCTGTTGATATTTCAAATGACAAAGGCGTCTCTGATATATTAGTGTGTGAATTTGGTTCATATATTGGCAGAATTGAATCAATTAATAATTGCAACGCTTTTGTTAGAATTTAAGGAGTAATCATGAGTTTATTACAGGAAATGGAAACGCACGGACTTGCAGACTGTGAATTCAATCGCCAATTATTACAGGAAGCGTTTAAACGCAGTCTTAATAAAGCAAGGATTCAAAGCATTAGGTTTTTTTTATCAACCATGACAGAAGCACACTCATATATTTAAGGGGAAATTATGAAAAGCATATATTTAGCAAAGGGTCACAACAGTTGGACGAATAAAACATTAAAGAGAGTTTTTAATGACTATACAGAAGCACACTCATTTTTGGAGGGTTTGACAGATTCGTCAGTTAAGATGTATAGTTCAGATAGCTTAATCGAAGCTGTGAATTTACTTTTAAGAGAGGAAATAAAATGATTACAATAGGGGATAGAGTAAAAGTCATTGACCAAAACATTACAGGCACAGTTATTCGTTATGATTGCGGGTCTAAAGTGGTCATAACAGATGATGACGCAGAAATGTGGAGTGAAAATGGCGAGGAAACTTTAGTTTATAGAATATCTGAACTTAAACTTTTAGACGAGGAGATAAAATGAAAACTTATTGGGTAACCTATCAAAGATATATGACCGAAATGGAAGAGGTCACGATTGCTGTTGAGGCTAAAAATGAAAAACAAGCACTACAAAAAGCACAACAGGGAGACGGAGAGGAAGTTGAATGGAATACATGGGACAGAACCTCACAAGAGGATTATTGGGACAATGTAGAAATCAACGAGGAAAAAGATATGAACTTTATTAAGGGAGATGAAAATGGGACAGTATCACAAAGTTTATAATGTAGATAAACAAGAGATGATTAATGCTCATGGCATTAATAATGGTTTGAAATTAGTTGAACAAGTAGGGCATGACCTATCAACCTCAACCGCTTTATTCCTGTTGTTAGCTAACTCCAATGGTCGTGGAGGTGGTGATGTAAGAGAGCATGAATTAGTCGGCAGTTGGGCAGGGGATAGAGTTGTTGTGCAAGGCGACTATGCAGAGCCAAACGACAAAGGCTTTATATCTAACACGGATAGATACAGAGATATTAGTAATGATGTATTTAATATGTTAAGAAGCACAATGGAGGGTATTTAACATGGAAGCTAGTAGATATGAACTTATAAAAACAGAATGGGGATTTATGGCATACGACCATGACTGTGACCAATTCTTGTATAACAAAAGAAATGAATGTTTATTTGATAATGATTTAGAAGCTAACAAACTTATTGAGGACGCAGTTCAAACAAATATGGAGGAGAACGAAAATGCCTAAATTTATGTTAAGAGAAACATTGTGGCAGTATTACATAGTGGAAGCAGACACAGAAGATAAAGCTGTTGAGAAACTGTATGACGGGTTTGGAGACATTGAACCTGTGGACGCTGAATATTTAGATGACATTTTAGTCAAGGAGATACAGAATGCTTAAATATGTTGTGAACGATTTACAGGGAGGGTCTTTTATGTCTTGGACATGGGAAACTCCCCTAGATAGAAAACAGTTGTTGGAGGTGTTTAAACAGTTTGCAGATAGTGACAACATGGAAACGCCTAAAAAGTATTTTAACTTGGGCTTCTGTGCTGATATGTGGGAAGTGGACATCAAGCCGTTTAAACATAGTGGCAAGTATTGTGCTAGATGTAATTGTGAGTTATCGTCATATAAACCTAACAGAACGAGAGGCTATAAATATGTTTGTGTGAATTGTGATGAAGATATTTACGAATTCGAAGCAAAGGAGAAAACAAATGAATTACATAGCAGTTGATTGGTTTGATGAGGAATTAGATAAATTTTATGGTGATACCAATAATGGAATGACACATGGCATACTATTATTTGACAATGAAGCACAAGATGTCATAGATGTTCAATGGTATCTTTTACAGTCTAAAAGAGATGAAGAGTTAGAACAATTACAAACGGAGGGTATTTAATCATGGGTTATAGAAGCCAAATAGCAAGTATCATTTATGATAAAAAAGAAATTATGGATAAATTCAAAGCTGACCATGCAGACATAATCAAAATATTAGATGATGAATTTAATGACGGGTCATTAAAATATATTAGTAGTGAAGATTATGATTTCATATATTTGAATGGTAATGATTGGAAATGGTATCAAACATTTAAGGAAGTTAAAGCATGGGAAGAACTTATGGATTTGGCAGACAAAGAAAAGTTATCTGTTGAGTTTGTAAGAATTGGTGATGATTATGATGATGTTGAGGTGGATTATAGAAACGATCCTCAATATTATTTAACACCGATTAGAACCATTGAAGCTAGTTTTTAATAACATTGTTTAAACAACACGGAGAGGGAAATGACTAAAGATCAAAAATTGGAAGCATTAATTAATCGTGATATGGATAACATATTTAGCGACTATAAGGAGTTGGAACAGTTTGTAGCTTATGTGTTAAAAAATGGTTATGAGGGGTATGGCAAGTTAAACTCTGAAGATATTGACGGAATTTATACAGATATATTTGAGGAGGAATAAAATGAATAGAGATAAGATGATTCAAAGATTGGTTAATGAAAACTTATCATTATGCCAAAACAATACAGAGGTGAATGACGGAGTTATTTTTGATTTACTTATGTATGGATTCAAAGGATATGAAAACATGAGTATAAAAGAACTTGAAGATGAATTAGGTGATTTAGATGAGGTGCAAGATGATTAAATACAAAGGCGATACAGCGTCAATAGATAATTTAGGGGACGCATTAGAACTATTTGCTAAACATGGGATATGGGTATTAATATCAAACAAAGCAAAAAAAGACCCTTATGGCGAACGTTTAAGATTGGCATTTTTTAAGGAGGTGGAAAAAACATGATTACGCACGCACAATTAACAGAGTGGTTTGGTGGAAAAGGCAATTTTGATACAGAGGATTGTTTGGAAGTATTGTTAAGTTTAGTCAATCAAGAATACTCAATTAGAGCATTTAAGAATGACATTTACGAAACGCTAGACATTGAACCGAATGGATATACAACACCTAAATTTGAACCAACAGAAGATGATGATGTTGCATAAAAACAACAAATAGGCGGGACATGGGTTGCCTAGAAAGAGTAAGTGTGGTAAGGTTATAAGTCCTGCCTTTCAATAAGGAGAAGCTATGCAAGAATTAGAGGTTGCAAGTGCCTGTTTGGGATTGATTTTATTCGGTGAAGCGGGTAATGATTTCAATAACCA